AATAAATTTATTATGGCGGCTTTCGGAGCATCACATTTGCTTTGGTTCAATAAGAACAACAGCATTAACATTGATACTGCAACAAACAAACATATTGTTATTCCTGATCCAGTTTATCCACGCCTTTCATGGGATTTGGATTTCAAATGGGATGAGTGTAATGAGGTTTGGGTATATCAAATTTCTGCTTTCTACGATACATTCAACGTATTCCAAGGTGATTCTTTTGCTACTCAATCAGGCGGTGCAGTTTCTCCAGATTGTACAGATGAATTGTGGGGCGTTACAGGTCTTTGGGGATATAGAGCAACTAGCGCTTAATTATGGCTGATACCTCGTTTTGCGACGCAAATGTACCCGATTATATTTCCCGTGATTGCGGGATAGACTATGCGGGTATAGTTGGGATAGGACTCATCAAGGATGACCAAAGCCCAAGTGATGCCGATTTAGAAGATCCAACATGGTGGGAGGATGAAATTATAGCCTCCCCACAATCGGTCTATGTTATTCCTAATACGCGCGGTGAATATAATGGCGGCACTGCTACTGAGCAAGATGGTTTCGGCCTACAGGCAACGGTAGTAACCGGTGCTGATCATACCGCAAACATTGAGGTAGAGGGACTGATTGAAAACCGTGATTTCTGGGAAGGGGTCAATAGACGTAAATGGAAAGTAGCTTTGATTACAGCAGGTGGGCTTTTGTATTTCATTGATGTATCAAGCTCTGTTTATGCGAAGATCAACAATGCTAAGTCCACCAAGGCAATGGCATTCTGGTCAGTAGATATTAAATGGCAATCATTCTCAAATCCAAAGGTGCTAATTGCTCCTGACGGAATATTCGTTTAAAATCATGTTAGAAGGATACATAACACCTTCAAAAGATACGCCAAGCAGGTCCGGTTTGTACGCAAACGGACTGCCTGGCGTTACTTTACAATTACTAGATGATCTTACGAAAGATGAAGAGGAAGACTTTAACGAGTTTTGGACTGACATATATCAAAGATCAATAGTAAACTTTACCTCACTCATTCAATCAAAGCTTACCGACAAATTCCATATTGATTTAAGCCTTATTTCACGTGAAACATCAAAGTTTGGTGATGACGTGAATCAATCTGGTTTAATGTCAGGCATTACGCTTTATTACCGATTACCGCGCTACGGTAAGACGCAAATTGTTTCAGTTGTTGTTAATTCAAATCTGGCGCAGGACATAGATTTTGAATTTTACATTTTTGATAAAGACGAAAACGGTAAGATTCTAAAAACAGTTAACGCGACACTAACAGAAGGCGAAAACACAATCAATATTGATACTTACTTTTCGAATGATCAGATATTCATCGGCTATGATGCTACTGCATATCCTGATTTGTTCGGCACTACTAACCGTTACTACAGCGATTATTACGGACTATGGGATGACTTTAGTTGCTGGTATCCATGTTATGGCGGTGGGCGCGCGCATGTCACCCAGGTAAACGGTGGAGGTTTTAACGTGGTATTTAACTCAGTTTGCAGCGTTGAGAAAGTTGTTGAGCAAAACATCAATATTTTCAAAGATGCATTTTGGTATTTTATAGGCCTTGAATTAATGTTCGAAAGAATCCATTCCGATAAATTTAATCGATGGACTACGCTTTCATCAGATCGCGCGAAAGAATTAATAGGAAACTATCAGGCATGGGCAGAAGAAAAATCAGATAATGCTATTCGCGGCATCAGAATGAAAGAAGATCATATTTGTTTTTCATGTAAATCACTTGTTACTCACTCTTACGAATTACCATAATGGCAAAATCAAGACCAAAGGGAGGCAAAAAAGGTTGTGGCTGCTAATGGCTGGGACATAGTATTGAAGAAAATGCAAGACCCGAACACGTTTAATCGGGCCGTTAAAGTTGCCGTGCAAACAGTTTTAGTTGAACAGAAGAACCGGATATTCTTACAAGGTGAGGCAGTTGAGGGCAAGATTGGAATATACGGCACTAACCCTATTTCGATCAGCAAAAAGAATCAGGCACGAAATACCGGCAAGACTTATTTCAAAGGCGGTTACGCTGAATATAAAACAGACATCGGTAAGAATCCAGGTTACGTTAATTTAAGGAATACTGATCAAATGTATTTTGATTATGCATTCTTCGATTTAGGGCCAGGATCTTACGGAATCGGATTTAACAACAACTTGAACTTTGATAAATCGCAATGGATGGAGGCTAAGTATAAAAAGCCTATATTCAATCAAAATACCAAAGAGGGAAATATTCTTGAATCAGTAATTAATTTTGAAATTGGAAAAGATTTGCCTTGAATATGATAAATGCATTTTGGCAGCATTACCAACTGCTGGATTAAAAGCGTATGGACTTTGTGAGCTTATTAAAAAATCGGATCAGCAGGAACCAGTTTCAGTTGACATAAGGAGAAAGCCAGCGGCATTTGTTGATAGCATGAATGGTCATTTTTATTGGAGGTTCATAAGCGGATCAGAAGCACAAGACGAGGATTTTAGTTTCGGTATTGACATAGCCAATAGAATAGTACCTAGAATGCGAATATTTTTAGCGCATAAAATACAGTTAGGGGAAGAGTTCATTTTTGAATTTATAAAAACTATACCTAGTAAGTTAGCTTTGGATGGTTATAAGTTTATTCATCGTGGTTCGTCAATTGATTTGATAACAGATCATGAAGGAGTTTACAACCAAGAATATAATGACAAAACAGCTTATGAACGCCATCGCACAACGCACAATATTTATGCAATTGAATTTAACTTGGAGTTTATAAAATGTTAGCCTCGAAATCATACATCGGGAAACGGTTAGATATGGAGCATTACAAAAATGTTCAGTTCGATCGTTCTATTACTTTATTCGATGAAGATGATTCAGAATTTAATTTAGGCAGCGAATCGGTGATATTTGAGTTTTTCGCAAAGGCACATGGTAAAAGCTTAGAAGTTTTTGATTTAGGGCCACAGACAGGAAATGAAATAGTTCTTCAGGGCCAGGTATTAGATTACAGGCCATCACATTACTTTCATGAATGCTATCAGATGACTGAAACTAGCCCGAGCGAAAAGATACTTTTGTTTTATGGAGTGAGTGAGGTAATATGAATTTTTGTGAAGTTGATATTGATGATTATACGAATAGAGGATGTGGGATTGATTTCGCTGGAATTGTTGGACTTGGTTTAATAGATCAGTTTGAAACACCGGCTAATGAAGAATTACAGGACATTCAATTTTGGTTTGATAATTTGTCATCAGGAAAATATTTTGTAATTAGAAATACGAGAGGTGAATATAACGGAAGTGAAGTAATTGAAGAGGAAGATTTGATAGGCACTCGCGTAGTAGGCGCGAACCATAACGCGGTAATTGATAGTACGGCATTGCTTGAAAATTGTGATTTTTGGAATGAGGTAATCAAAAAACAATGGAAATTTGTTATGATTACATCAGGCGGATTGATGTACTATGTTGACAAGCCAACAAGCATTTACACGAAAGTAAATAACGCGAGAAGCACAAAAGCACAGGCTTATTATCAATCAGATTTAAAATGGCATGACTTTTCAAATCCTATTATCTTACAAGCTCCTGAAGGATTGTTTTTCGGAGACAATCCAACAATTGAAGGATTAAGGATAACTGATTTAGGGTTTAGAACTATTTATACTGGTGATTCAAGAAGTGTAGAAGTATTTTTATGAGAACGAAATTTAACAATAGGCCGTGCACTCAAGCTGATATTACTATTAGTGTAGGAACGGCTACGGTTAAAATAAATCTCAATACAATAAATCCGGTGACTGATGAAGGTTTAAGAATTACGAACTTAGGATTTAGAACAATATTTACAGGTGAATCGCGTAGCGTTTTAGTAAACGTTTAAAAATATGGCAAATTATAACATCAGTGATCTATCTGCAATTCCATCAATAAGCGATACTGACTTAATAGAAGTATTGTCTGGCGGAGTAAATTATAAAGGCACTATTGCTCAATTAAAAACTGCATTAGGAATCCTTGGTTCAGGTGCTATAATTGCATTACAATCACCTGTGAGTTTAGCAACTCAATTTCCAGCTAATTCTAAGAGAGGTTATCTTTATCCGGTTAGTGTTGGCGGAATGACTGCTCAGGGAGATAGTGGCCCTATAGTTGCAAATGCATTAATATTATCTTTGGTTAATAATGCTAGCACAAGTTCAAATTTAGATTGGTACGTAATAAATACACAATAATATGAATTTCTTTATAAGTCTTGCTGGTTGGTTTTTGTGGAATTTAGCTGAACTATACATTGAAAAGTCAGAGAAAGAAAATGATAAAGACCCAGAAACAAAATGGGAAATCAAGTCCTATGCAGTTAGTCACTGGCCATTATGGTTTGGATCTCTTGTTTGTGTACCTGTAATACTTTGGATGGGTTACAGGAACTTTAACATAGATCCATTAGGATCACTATTAAGCACTGAGTTAAAAGCATGGCATGACATTTACATACTTGCGGCCGGTGCAGCATTCGAAGGGTTTATTTATGCGGTTAAAAAAATAAAATCATTCTTTAAAAAGAAGGAAGCAGAATTATGAAAAAACTATTAATATTAACCTTAACTATTTGCTCATTATCAGGATTTGGGCAAATATTAATTGACCCTACGGTATCATCGATATCAACAACTAAATATAACACTGCTGTTCAAGGTGCTGTTGTTATGTCTGGCCCCGATACATATACAGCATCGTATTTACCTAGTACAATAACTTCATATACTGGACTAGCTATAACAGTTCAATTTGCAAATGCAAATACAGGAACATCTACATTTGAACTCAATGGACTAGGCGCTAAGACCATTAAAAAGCAATCTGGCGGAGCACTTGTAAATCTTTCAGCTAATGACATTGGCCCAAATGAACGAAAAGATATTTACTATGATGGCACTTATATTGTAATTAAAGGAGGCACGGGTTCAGGAAGCGCAGGTGCATTACTTGCAGCTAATAACCTTTCAGATCTGGCTAGTGCATCAACAGCACGTACAAACTTAGGCCTTGGCACACTCGCAACACAATCAGGTACATTCAGCGGAACAAGTTCAGGGACTAATACAGGTGATCAGACAATAACGTTAACTGGTGCAGTGACAGGATCAGGCACTGGGAGCTTTGCTACAACAATAGCAACGCCCGGAACGCTCACAGTGAGTTCAACAAACAGCACTGCAACCGCACACACTCACGCTATTACAAGTTCTTCGGCGCCAGGCGCATCGGCTTCTTTGCTTGCTACAGATGCAAGCGGAATAATCGGAAGTACAGGAACACGTATAACAAAAGGATGGTTTACTGATTTAACAGTGACTAATGCTATAGCTGGTTCGGTTACTGGAAACGCAGCTACGGTTACAACAAACGCAAATCTAACAGGAGATGTATCAAGCTCAGGAAACACCACAACACTAGCGACTGTAAATTCAAACGTTGGATCGTTTGGATCAACAACCACAGCTCCATCATTTACTGTGAATGGGAAGGGTCTTATAACAGCGGCAGGAAGTAATACAATAACCCCGGCAGTAGGCTCGATTACCGGTCTTGGTTCAAATGTTAGTACATATTTAGCAACTCCGACAACTGCCAATTTATCGGCAACAATAGGGACACAAACAGCAAACACAATATTTGCGGGGCCGTCATCTGGGAGTGCTGCAAATGCCACATTTAGAGCGCAAGTTACAGCCGATTTGCCTTTCGACACTTACACCACCCAATCAGGAACGACATACACTTTAGTAGCCGCCGATAAAAATACTTGTATTCGATTCACAAGTTCAAGCGCGGTAACAATCACACTACCAAATGGAATCACTTCCGGTTTTTCTTGTGTAATAATTAAAGCAGGAACAGGGGATTTAACACTTTCGGCCGCAACAACTTTAGAAGGATCAACTACAATTACAGGAACGGCGCCAAGCTTTGCAGTTGTTAAAAATAGAGGTTCTGACATTTGGGTTACTAATGGCAGCTATGCTTCAGTTACGACAATAGGTGCTTTGGATGGACAAACGGTTTCATCGCTCGGCGCAACTATAGCAGGCAATAGCATTTACATGCAATCTGCTGATCTTACACATGCAGGATTGATTAACACAACTACTCAGACAATAGCTGGTAATAAAACTTTAGACGGTAGCCTTACTTTAAAATCAGTTGGTCAGGGCTTTGCAATCAAAGAAGGAACAAATGGAATGATGGGTCAGGTTGCTTTAGTGAGTGGAACAAAAGCTATTACTATTTCAGGTATTACAACAAGTTCACGAGCTTTTATAACGTTAGTTTCGCCAGGAGGCACAACATTAACTACAACTTACCAAGCTGTTTGTACAGCCAATACGTTAACGTTACAGGCTAATGTAGCAGCAGGAACCATCAACACATCTGATACAAGTACTATTAATTATTTTGTAATTAATCAAGCTCCTTAAATTAACTACTTATGAAACATCTAATATCAATTCTGCTAATCATTTACTCTGTACAGACTTATGCACAAACAGAAGTAATTCAAATATCATCGAAGTTATTCAATGAGTTAAAAGAAAAGCCATCTACAAAAGTTTATAACAATACTAAAGAAGTGTATGAATTAAAACACTCAAAGGATAGCGTATGGATTGTTATTAACACTAAAACTGGTGAATTAGGAAATGTTCCTATTGCGCAAGTAGATAGTATGAGTGTTATATTCTTACCATTTGTAGCGAGGGATTTTGAAAATAATGGTGTTATATACCATACTTGTTCTTGTGGTGGTAGCGGACAATCGATTATTATTCCAGATAGATTAAAAATAACGTTTCAAAAAATAAATCTATAATCATGCACAATGTAACTGAGATGAAAAAATTTAATCCTGTACAATTAGTATCAGAATTAAAATTCTGGTTTGAAAATGATAGAAAAGACTTGTTAAATATCAGGAAAAACAAAACCATAAAATCCCAAAAGTCATGCGGATAATAAAAGTATTTTTACTTGCCATTTTAGCGTTGAATGGGATTCAGACCATTCAATCTTGTGCCCAATTCCCGCAGGACATATTAATAGCTGAAAGTAAATCTACGGTACATAAGAATTTCACGCCTAAGGAACTTGGTTCTAAGCTGGAATTCTGGTTTGATAACAACCATATTGAAAATATGACTTCATCAGCTGGAAGACTTTATAGTCAAACTGATGAAACAGGTAATTATATTCGTCGCCATGCTAATCAAGGAAAGCCATATATAAATCATTCTGGTATTGATGGTGATAAAGGTCATATAAGCTATGAGGGTGCAGAGGGGCTACGCTTAACAGGAGTTACAAAATTTACTCATTCACAGGGAGAAATTTTTGTAGTAATGCGTAGGTTTTGTAATGCAACTGTAGGACTTACTAACAATCAATTTCTATTAGCTCAGACGGATTCAACGGCAGCAACGAACTACCTTATATTTTCTGATTTTGCTAATTCAAGTTCACAAAATAATTCTATCGGCATTAATAGTACCGTTGCAGGAACTTCAAATATTGGGTATTGTTCAACAAAATCACTAAGTGATAAAAAGATAATTGTTAATATCCATTCTTCAGGCACTGCTTACACAATGGGGTTTGATGGTATACTAGGGCAGTCAATGACATGGAGCACATCAAATAATGGTGATTGGTTCAATGATATGACGGCTTCAAATCTATTCACTTTTGGATATAGAACATTATCTTCAGGAACATCTTATAGCGCTCATTATGAGTATGAAGTAATCTATTGCAATACTGAGCTTACCAGTGGCGAGCGTACGAAGGTAATGAACTACCTTAATACAAAACATAATTGTTACACTACAATTAGTTATGCATTGGGAGTTATTTATCACGGCTCATCAAACTGTGGAGGTCAAAGCGTGACACTTCCTAACCGATTAAAAGTATCTTTACCAAAAGGATATATTCAAACTGGAACTAATGTTTTCTCAAATCTTCTTTTCGGAACAAATAATGAAGGTGATGGTGGAAGCTCTTCACAGTTTGGTTCAGAGTTATCTTTTACAGCAGCTCTATCAGAATATCTTAATCAAGATATTTACATGGAAAAACATGGGGTCGGAGGTTCCCGATTCTGTATCATAGATGGATCTAACCCAGCTACATCTTCAACAAATTCATGGAATATCGGGGCTGGTGATCTATATCCGGTAATTCAAGGACACGCCGGAAATCTTCAAACACGCCTTACATCAGTAAACGCAAGCAATAAATGCATTTATTTTATGATTGGAGGTGAGAATGATACTTTTTATACAGGGGATGCAAATGGATTTCAAACAAATCTTGAAGCTGTAATAACTGGACTTAGCGCGCAAATGACTTCAATGTCAATGATGGTAATAACACAAATAAAAACCCTGCTTGGTGGATCTGGCAGCGGAACGCCTTTGCGGGTACCTGATGGAATTGTGACAGTTAGAGCTGCTGCGGTTAGTGTTGTGGCTAATCATCAACCGGGGGCTGTTCTATTGAACATGGCGACTTATTCAGCAAATCCTGTACATTACGTAGATTTTCAACATGTATCAATCGGGCGAGATGCCTTTGAAGCTATAAGACCAAAACTATGAAAAAACTACTCTTCTTACTCTTATTTCCTGTTCTCGCTTTCGGGCAGAGATATACTGAGCATCCATTACCGTCAAGTAAGCCATATACGCAAGTATTCGCATATACTGATCATGTCCCAAATGGATTGTGTAAAATGCCTTTACTCATTGCGCTAACGGGTTTTGGTGAGAATCATCCAGGCGCACAGCTTTACGAAGTATTGAACCCCGGCATTGGCTCGCTTCTTAAACACAACATTTTACCGGTAGATAGCTTTGTCATTTTATTGCCTCAGAACACAAACTACAGTCATTTATACGATGTTGAAAGCCTTCACAAATTCGTTGAGTTCGCTAAGAAAAATTATAATGTGGATACCACACGGATTTACATAACGGGACTTTCAGGTGGGGCTATTTCACTTTATAATTACCTTAGAAAATATTCATGTACCGCAGCTATCACTTGTGCCGGTAGCGGAACCGCAAAGAACATTTGCTATAACGCCACAACAAAAACGCCAATATGGGTATTCCATGGTGACGCAGATATGCGAGTTTTACCAGGGCATGATATAATTTTTGTTCGAGAATACAATAAATGCAACGTTAAGGAAAAAGCAGAATTGACTATTTACCCTGGCATGGGGCATGATTGTTGGACGATTACATATTCCAACGACATGATTTACAGATGGCTATTATTTCACAAAGGAAAATGACAGACAAAGCTACGGTTCGGCTTTTAGAAGATTTGGCTAAATCGGTCGATGTGCTTAAAATTGACAATGCAAAGAACAGTTTAAAGATTTCATTAGTAATTTGGATTATGGGAGCAATACTTTTGGCGATTCTCCCGGCGTTTGGGTTTTTAATAGCTTTTTGGGTACAAAATGGAAAATGACATAAAGAACCGTCTGGCCGATTTGAAATTAAAACTCGTAAACGGTGATCGTAATGTCTTCAAAGAAAAGATACTAGACCGAGCACCATGCATTATCACAGAGATGAAAACTGGCCTTATCCTATTTGCGTCAAACAAAGTGAATCACATTTTCGGTTATATTTACAATGAAATTGAGGGGTTGAATGTTAAAGACCTAATGCCTGAAACGTATCGTAAAAGGCACGATGATAACTTGAAAGGTTACTCAGGATCGCCAAAGGTTAGGAACATGGGAACAACCGGAATGCCGCTTAAGGGCTTGAAGAAAGATGGAACTGAGTTTGACATAAAGATAAGTCTCGAGCCATTCTTTGAAGATCAGACAGGATTTGTTTTGGCTACGTTGATGGAGATTTGAAACCTAAAAATAAGGTTTTGTAAAACCAAGTAAAGGATTGCTTAAATTAGTGTATGATTAATACGCTATTTTGAGAGAGTCCATATTAACTTTAGGTATGTTGTTAGTAGCTTATCTGATAACTGTAAATGAGAATCAGAAAAGAACCATCAACAGATTAAAAGAAAGAAATGACTTTTTAGAACAAATAGCAAATGGAAGAGAACAAAATAAAGGAGGCAATGAAACTCCTGGATTACCTGAGAAAGGAATCGAATAATGAGCATACAGAATTCAGAATAGTTGCTCATCCAGATGGCAAATGTTATATTCATGTATTAGGCAGAGATTCAGAAACACTTGAATTCTATTCTGTACCCGAGAATCCGCCACAACCGCCTCCGGTTAAGCCATGAGAAAATGGGGAATATGGACAATAATGTTAGCTGTTTTTATAAATCGCTTTTGCACTATTTTGCCAAAAGGTATTTATATACATCCGTTTCCATTATTCGATAATTTCTACGTAAAGATTGAAGGTAAGCTTGTAGATATAGGGATAAATCTACAATCATATGCTTACTTCATGCTAAATCATATATCACTAATACTGATTTGGATATTTTGTATGTTCGAAATTCCAAAGTTCAGCTTATTATTTCGTGCTTTTTTGATTCTCGAAGTTCTTTCATTATTAGATTTTCTTATTAGATATGAACAACCAATTTTCAATTTCTGGTTATGGCCTGTAGAATTCACAGACATTAAGCTATTTTTATATGCAACTCTAATCATTTTATGGAAACGACAAACGCTTTAATCGGTCTGTTATGTATGATTGTTTTTGGAGTAGCTGCATGGTTGCTGCTTAAAGTTCATCGTCATGATAAACAAATTGAGATGCAGAATAATAGATTCGAATCATTATCAGCAACAATTATAGCTCAGAATGTGGAAATGAAAGCCAGTATTCTATTACTATCACAGAGATTTGATTTATTCGCTAAGACTGAAATTGATTCTATGAAGGAATTAATTCGTAACTTTAATAAATGATAACAGCACTTATTTTAATCTGGATATTTATTGTAATCCCTGCATTCAACTATTACGATTACAAAACAACTTATAAAGGAGGCAAGCCAAACTACCTGCTCTATTTCACAATACGCGGCATGCTGGCTATCATTCATGGTATCTTCATGTTAATGGTCAATCAGGATTCAAAAACCAATTACAGCGATTTAACAGCATGGGAATTAACTGTAGTATGGGCACCATATCTTATTTTTCAGGTTACATCGTTCTGGCTTATTTACGAGCTCATTAGAAACGCTTGGACACATAGATCATTATTTTACTATGATCATAAAGAACACGATTCTGGATTACTCGATCGGTTCTCAGCATGGGTCGGTCCGAACTTACATATTGTAATGAAGGCCTTAGCTTTAGCACTTTGTATTTTATCAGTTATTGTAATCTATCAACGATGAAAATAACAGAGTTGGATAGAATCTATTATAAATGGCTATTGACTTTAAAAGGAAAAAATTTATTGCATGATTTTAATGCCGATATATGCGCTTATGCGTTGACTAAAATAATATGCGATAATCCTAATTACTATGATTATAACTAGGAAACTATTCGGTGATTGCTTTCCACATGCCAGACCTTCGGGTGTTGATAAATACTATCCGTTTGTTCAAGAGTTATTCGATAAATATCAGATCAGCACGCCGCGAAGAATAGCGGCATTTACAAGCCAAATCGCGCATGAGTCAATGTCTCTGAGTAAAAACAAAGAGAATCTTAATTACACAAGCGCAGAAAGATTATTGAAAGTATTTCCGAAAGATTTTAAAGACTTGGCTGACGCACAAAATTATGTTCGTAATCCTGAAAAGATAGCGAATAGAGTTTATCAAAATACTGGTGGTAATGGCCCTGAATCGTCTGGCGATGGATGGAGATATTCCGGCAAAGGCCCTTTACAAATTACGTTAAAGGATAACTACATATGGATGGGCGGCATCATCAAACAAGATCTTTTAAATCATCCTGAGCTATTAGAAACACCTCAATACGGATTAGAGGCAGCTTGTGCCTATTGGCGCGAATGTGGCTTAAATAGACTTGCTGATATTGATTATTTTGCGAAGATTACCAAAAAGATAAACACAGCTTCAGAAGGCGCACAACAAAGGATACAACGATGGGAAGAAAGTAAGAAGGCATTAGGAGTTGTGACAACATAAAAAAGACCTGAAGTTAACGACTATTAATCGAACGACAGGCCTTTCTACTTAAACCATCCATCATTATGAAACCTCTCTGAAACAAAGATATAAAAAAAGCTTGATAGTTTTAGAGACCATCAAGCCAAAATGTTCTTTTATAGGCTAATTCCTTTAATTTTTTTGATGAAAATTGAAGATTCACTTCATCAAAATAGATAGACCTGTCAGCCACTGCCAGATGTCCATCATAAACAAGATCAACTAAAGTAACGAATGAGTCGTAACCGTTGAAATTGCTGCGGATTGCTCCGTTTTTTCCTTCACAAATCCCAATGGCTGGTTAAGACCAATTGAGAAACTGAAGAGGATTGCGATAACATAAATTGTTTTCTTCATAATTTTAATTTTGTTTAAACAGAGACTAAAATACTATGAAATACTGGAAAGAAATAGTAATCCTGATTTTAATTCTCTTAATCGGAGCATTTTATCTACTAAACACAGAGAAGTCAAACAGCGCTGAGCTAAAGATAATAGGCCTCGAATCAGACATTAAAATATTAACAGCCTCAGCGACACATTATAAGCTCATTACAGACAGCCTAAAAAACATCATACCAACTATCAAAGAAAAGCACATTGTTAACGAGGCGAAGGCAGACAAGCCAATTTTAAAGCTTAAAGAGCGAATTGCCGAAACAAGGCCTAAAGTCATGCTGGAAATTGATTCAATGGCAGTCGTTAAGGCTTTCGTTGGCGATCTTGATTCATTAAATCTGGCTCAGGAAAATAAGATCGAAGTTTTGAAAACAGATCACCTGGAAGATTTAAACGTGCTCAATGCCATTATAGAAAGCCAGGATTCAACCATATCAAAACAGGATTCTATAATCGTTAAGCAGGATGAAGTAATCAAGGTTCAGGATAAGACTTTAAAGAAACGCAAGTTCGTTGGCAAGTTAAAGATTATCGGAATAGGAGTAGCTTTTATTGTGGGGCTGGCTATTGGTCTATAAATGGATTTTCTACTTCCAAACTTACCGGCGGCATTCCGCTTCCAGTAATTCGTAAATACATGCATCCAGTTTCTTGAATCATTTTTAGCTCATCTGCATTAAGAATCCATTTAGAAATAATTACTGGCATTCCTTCAGTGTCTATGCCTTTGAACACTTGCAAAGCATAGCATTGCTCGTCGGTCATATCGGCAGGCTTACCAAATGTAAAATTTGCTTCTTTAAATTCAATTGCTGGCATCATAATCAGTAAGTTTAGGAAAAATTAATTTACCGCGTTCAATAAGTTCTGATCTTTTTTTAAGCAATCTTTTTGATGCCGGCTCACAGATGTATTCTAATGCCTCTCTTAAAAGCTCATAGATTTCTTTATCCTTTTTCATTGCTAGTTTGTTGATTGGTCTTTAACTCTTTTTATTAGTTCAAATAGGTCACAGACTTTTCAACTAGACCGCTGAGGACAAGGTTTAGTTCTTTAACTTCTCTATTTCTTCAATCAAAGTTTGTCTTATGCTAAAATTAGAAGGGAGTTGCTTAACAATATCCAGACATTTAATAATTGTATCTTTGCAACCCAAGTAATATGCGTTATCAATTGCATTAAAATCCTCATCGATAAGCCTTTTCAATTGTTCTTTCGGTTCCTCTTCTTTAGCAAGCTTTACAATGCAGGTATTTGGTGATTTGAAAAACTTATTCTTATAGAAATAGTCCTCGCTTTCATCTGAGTATTCATAACAATGTCCATTTATGTGATCCTTTTCAAGCCATCCACAAAATGAGCATTTTTTATTCACTTCATATTCAAATCCCTCTACCTGGAATATGTCACCTCCTTGAAGAAATTGATCACAGTCGCTTCCTGTTTTAACTTTATAGAAATCACCCATTATAGAATATACAATTCCTTTCAGTATTTCAGGATTACGAATTTCTACATTAATGCCATCAATAACAGCACTGAACACATTAGGTTCGGAGAATAGGATAGATAGAGTTTTCATTTCTTAAGATTTAAGTTTTGCGGCTTTCTTTGCCCATGTAAGCATATCTTTGCATTGTGGGCATGTTATGGGCTTATTTGTTGGCTTAGATTCAAAATCTTCATCTGCCAATCCACAAGCAGCGGTATCATAAGCTCCTTCAAGATGTACTTTACCAATTTCACTTTGATCCGCCCATTTACCGTTTGTTTTTGTTATCTCGTATTTCATGGTTAAACTGTGTTAAGTAGTTCAAGAAATCTTTTGCATTCTGTTATTTTTGCTTTAATGTCATCCTGTTCAGGTATGTACATTTTTAATTCACGTTCAAGTTCTTCTATTCGTTTTTCAATCTCTCTTTTAAGGGATGATTTGAAGTCTGAGATACCTGTTAAATAATCACCATCGTTTAAAGCTCGTTCAACAGCCTGAAATTCCCATGCCTGTTCGGCTTTCTGTTCTTGTGTCATGGCTTAAATATCTTATGTGTTTAATGGACTACTATGTGCTTCAGAAGTCATCACTCCGACCATTGTCGGCAGTTCGTTCTGATTTTTAAGTCTGCGTCCCACAGACAGATAATTTCTTAAAGCAAAATTTTTAATGTTAATAGCGGCATTAATATCTCTATCATGATTAGTACCACAGATACAAGTCCATTCTCTATCCTTTAGAGTAAGTTCTTTATTAACTCTACCACATGCTGAGCACATTTTTGATGATGGTTCAAATCGGCCTATCTTGATTATGTTTCGACCGTACCATTCAGATTTATATTCAAGCATTCGAATGAACTCAGACCAACTTACATCTGCTATTGCTTGGGCTAAATTATGATTCTTAATCATGCCAGATATATTCAGATATTCAATTGCGATAGATTGGTTATCTCGTATCATAATTGAAGATATTTTATGTAAAAAATCTTTGCGTTGGTTGGCTATTTTCTCATGTAGTAGAGCCAACTTTTGCTTTGTTCTTTTGCCTTTGAATCTTGCGTATTTACTTTGAATGTATTTAAGTTTAGACTGAGCCTTGCGCAAATATTTTTGATTATCGAAACGCTGCCCATTCGATGAGACTAAAAATGTTTTTATCCCCAAGTCAATTCCTATAGTGGTTGATTCCTTTACTTTCGGCTTTGCTTTTTGTTTTACATTAGTTTCACACAATATTGATACAAAATATTTACCAGTGCTTGTGCATTTTATATTTGCATTTCTTATCGTACCAATTAAATTACGATGTAAAACAAATCTTATTCCCTCAGTGAATTTAGGTATCTTAATAAGATCACCATATATTTTTATATTCTGCGGCACATTAAATCCATTGTATGCACTTTTCTTTTTGAATATAGGATATGCAGATTGTCCTTTAAAGAATCTCGTAAATGCGTTATCTAAATTAAATATCGACTGCTGTAATGTTTGACTATTTATTTCTCTTAACCATTCACAATCATTTTTTAGATCTGGCAATTGCTTAGTTAAGTCGAAACATGACAGATTAATTTTGTTACCAGACCATGCCATTTGCTTAGTCTCAAGGGCTAGATTATAGATAAACCTTGATGCTCCAATATGCTTATTAAGCAATATCTTCTGATCATCAGTCGGGTACATTCTATATCTAAAAGCCTTTAACATAAAACAAATATATAAAATTTAAAGAAAATTAATAATGTCTTTAAAATAAAATTTTGTGTTTAGTAAGGTTAACTTTTGTTCCATCTTGCTTTGTACCTCTGAATGAAATCTTCAGGAAATTTAGATTTCCACCCACATTTAGGACAAACGAATTGACTACCGTTAAAAATTGTTCTTGGATTATCACATCCTTTCGGTAAACTTCGTGAAATATCATTACCACAATACCCTGTGTAACCTTCAATTGTCATCAGATTCTCTCGAACTATTGTTGATTCAGTCATTTAAAGTTAATTTTAATCCACTCTTTTATATCGAATCACAAAATATAACTTTCCTGGCTCTGCACCCCATTCTGGATTGCCTTGATGTATTACTATTTCATTAATCTCACGAAGCAACTGGGGTGCATCAGTTGAGTATCCGAGCCTTATATAGCAATGAGTATAGCGTTTAATTTTTGAGAAATATGATTTTAAAACATCTTCCCAATAATGACCCTGTTCAATATCGTAGCAAATATTTTCTTTGATATATTTATGGTCATCTTTTGATTCTTTTGGGTACTCTGACCAATCAATTAATCGACTGATCCAATAGGGTTTTATTTCTCGATATTCCTCTGGCTTTTCACCTGATGCAGTCATGTCAAACCATTTCTTTTTTAAAGTTAAGTGCAGCGGTTTCATTATTTATAATTTTGTTGTAACCATAACTTTAGATTCCCAAACCGGACACATCATTGCTATATGTTCAGCATGCTCATGTACAGGCCTAAACATTTTATCAAAATCGAATTTTGGATTTGTACAATCATTGTTTGTCCAAGTTTGAACGCCATCAGAATCTCTTACAAAATTCTTAAACTTACAAGATAGGCATGTTTTGAATTTAGGATTCTTCCAACACTTGCAATTTTCCTCATGGTTTATCGCTGCCTTTTTTGACCAGTATCCACGGCCACAAGAAGCATAATAACGTAAAACTTTTTTAGATATCATTTGAAATTTAGTTTAATCCACTCTTTTTCTGGAACATAGCCCGGTAGCTTATCACCTGTGCGCCAATCGAAGTTAGCTTGAATCCATGCATGATGTTTTTCACGTGCTTCTATTTCTGCAAGTGAAGGTGGCCTGTATCGTTCTTTAGTTTCAGGAATATCAGATATTTGACTGAACTTACTTTTCAATTTACTTCCTGTATGCTCCATTTTTTCAGGCGACCCGATCTTATTTACGACTTGCTGCCATTCTTTAATAGCTTTTTCACGCGCCTCACCTGTAAGAGGTTCTGCATTCACTTTTTCATTTTGTTCTTTCTTTGATTGTTCATCAATATATCGAGAATAGTAAGGCCCCTTAACGCTATCAAACCAGTTGAATAAAATCTTTCCGTTTAACCCGATGAATTTAGGATCTGAATATATTTTATCTCGGATTATATTCTGCATGTCAGGTTCTGGTATGTAGCTGAACATTCCACAAACCTTACACAATTCATCCAGAAGAGCGTTTATCTCGCGTGTATGATCTTTCTTATCTGGGAACTCTTCGTATATCTTTTCTAGTTGGCGTAGACCGGCCATCTTGTAAAGGTTGTTAAGTAAGTCAAAAAAGAACTGTCTCATGGATTTACAATTGGAAGTCCTAACTTTTTTCTAGCCTCTTGGATCTCATTTATTTGAGGTCTTAATGATTTAGCCTTTTCGAATAATCCGATTAGATCTTTTTCAAATGGCTCAAGGTAATGTTTACCCATGTGTGTATAGAAGCAGGTCAAAAATTCTTTTGTTCCATATCCTGCCAAAGCATCAAGTGCTCTTAACTCACCTTCAGATAAATCAATATTGACTGTGAATGATACTTGTGGTTTTATTTTCATAGCTCAATAGATTTAAAACCTAATTTTAGCATTCTAATTTCTTTGTCTTTTTGTTCTAAAACAATCCTAACTAATTCAGATGGAGGAGTTCCAAGTGGGCCGTGTTTATCCATAATAGCTTCTGATAAATAAGTTGAGTTCATCAACAACATCAAACAGCATTTGTTCAAGTTGTTCCTTTGTCCAACAGCTCATAAATCATCAAAATTTAACTTCTGTGCTACTTTTTTAGGTCGTGGCATATTTGCCAACCATGTGTTAACAAGCTTCTTAAAATCACTTGCTGTACTGTTTTCAAGCCTATCAGGATTAGCAAGTATATGACCAAAGCTTCCGGTAACTGCATCTTCAATGCTCTTACCTTTGTGAATTATTGACATGGTTTCAAGCCATTTCTCATCAAGCTGAGATTTCCAATAATCAAGATTCATTTTCTCTTCCATGATTCAATAGGTGTGAAATTGAACGAACTGATTTGTAACCTAGTGCCCGTTGTATTTGCCTGTATGAATAACCTTTTGATCTAAGATCATGAGCAATTACTTTCTTGACTTCAAATTGATCTATCTCAATTTTCTTAGGAGCCTCTGACACTTTAATTATTATAAATCCAGCGTCTTCAAGTGAAGGCAAAAACAGATCTCTAACAAAATGTCGTGTGCTACCACCGGTTAATAAAAACTTATTATCGCATTCACGATAAATTTCTGTAATCTCTTTTACTGTTGCTATCATGATTCAAATATACAATATGTATAATAACTTGTATATTAATTATAATATTTATTTTTAAGTGACATTGCAGAACGAAGATTCCGAATGAGCAGGGTACAGAAAAACAAGTTGCCTCCCCTCCCAAAGAAGCAACTTATCTTCTGACTCATTGCGTCACGTTAGTTCGTCATTCGCTTTTGGCTGATACCGGGAAACAAGTTACACACCCTCGTATCATTTAACAGATGTAATAGTTTAAGAAGCTATTAGCCGCCCTTCAGTACGCTTTAAATCGTTGGTTGTCGAAGTGAGGACTTTAACCCTTTAGTCGGGCATGCGGTCGGCAGAAGTCGAAATAGGGCTGTTAGCGCGAAACCCTAATAAAAAAGGAATCCCCGATAAAATCGAAAGGCGCTAACTCTTTCTCATTCATCAGGGATTCATAAAAATCTTTAGATTCACACAAATTTAGCGCAGGCGAATCAATAATGCAAGTTTCGTCATTCTTCTCCTATAGTCAAAACTTATTCCCAACTTTTTATTGTCAGGTCTCCCGAATATGACACATATTTTCAGAGATAGACCTATCGAAAATAGCCTCAACTATAACCGCAAAATCAAGTTCCGGCAACTTTTTTATCTCTTCAATTAATTGCTCATTAGACATAGTTTTTATTTTTTAGATAGTCTACTTTCTGAAAAACCTAATCTTATTGCCTCTTCGGGATTTAATGTTATCCATTGGTGACAATCAAAACAAACTGCCAGCCAGGTTTTAACATTCAAAAGATTTTCACCGCGACCAATTTTGTGATGGATCTGATCTGCTTTACCTAAGTAAATTTCTCATGGCTATTAACCTGTAATATATATCCAAAGGCTTATTGTTTGGTCTACTATTATGAATAATATCATTATTTAATACTTGCGGAAATTTGGGCGCGTATGTTGTCATACTGCACATTTTATAATAGTTTCAGTAATCATTATCCTTTCCTGAAGTAACTTTACTAAGGCTGATTTAGTGCTTTCCTGTGCAATAGCTATTAACATTTGCATGATTACCTTTTGATTTTCTAAAATTTCTTTTTCGGCCATAAGACTTTCTATGTTAGTTTCAAAAATAAAACGAAATGGGTATCAAAGACCTACGGGGATTCTCTAGCGCATGCTTTGGCTATCTTTCGGCATCGACCACACACCCAGAAAACTTCTTTTTCAAACGGATTGTATTGTCGGTGAACAATGCAAGTTCCGAAAACTTTTTACGACCGAGTTTCAACGTAATCCCACCGGTTGCATCCTGATGACTCATGATACCACGTTTTCTACGTTTTCTAGCCTTTCGTTCGCGTTTTCCTAAATGTTGACTCATTTGATTTGTAAGCTACCTGCGTTATCTCATTTGCCTACTTTTGATGCTCCCACTTCGTTTTAAAATCTTAAATTTCTTTTCAAATAAGGGAGCGATACAATTTACCGCCCCCGACTTCATCTTTTGCCAATCACTGGTTGGCCTGTCATGCCTTCAAATCTGTTTATCCATTGGACTTATCCCGTTTTTCCGGGGCCACTGGCAGAAGTTCTTGAGGGGATTCTGTCAGGCTTACTCCCCATGCACACACACAACCTCATGGCTTCTCTATTTGGGCGTGTATTTTCTTTAATCAATTACTTTTTCGTAATTACTAAGTTGCTCAAAGTATTCACTTGTTTTTGTAACATCAATCATTTTAGTGCTACCAAGTGTTTTTTTGTGCTTAATACCTTCTGGCATCTTGTTGCGATATATCCAAGAATAAACCGTATGCCGACTCACCCCTGTAATACGCTCAAAGTCTGTAACTGTAATAGTCATAATTTCTTTATAAGGAGGAATAGAAAGATTCGAACTTCCGTAAACTCACACAATGCTTATAAGTCCATCGTGCGCTAACCTGGCCACTCAGCTATATTCCCCGTTTGGTTCCCAAAGGTAAATCATAATTCATTATATATGCAAACTTTAGTTGAAAATAAATATTTAATCTTTTTCAAATAAAAGTTTGCAAGTGATTTAAAACTTTATACCTTTACATTCATAACGCAGACAATTAAACGAAACGGATATGAAAAGCTACTCAGTAATATCATTTAAAAATCAGGGAGTTTATAAGAAGAATGAAATAATTTCTATCCTTAAAAATATTGATTTAAATGAATATTTTGGATTCAAGGCTAACCATGTGAATGAGAAAAGATACATAAATTCTTACGAAGTAACTTTAAAAGAAATATGATTAAAATAACTATTGAATTAATAGACTTTCAAATCCATCCTATTCATGCTGAGTGGTGGATTGATATTTTAGGAATAACTATTGGATCGCATACTAGAAGTCTTTTTTACATTAATAGAGACGGAAATAAATTTCAATTTAATATTTTTTTCTTTAAAATAGATTGGTTATGACCATAACCACCACCATATACAACACAACCGGGGAGCCTTTCACGTTCACTTTTGAATATGAGATTGAATACTACACATTTCAACCTATTAAAGTAATTGTTAAGGAGCCATTGTTATTAACCAATTTCGGAGACGGCTGGCAGGATGACCTAGTAAAAGCATTGTATGAAGAATTAATGTTTGACTTTGAACTGAAAATTATATGAAACTGAATTTAGAATTACTGGATAAAATAAAAGAAGAGGTTGGGCGTGATTTCTATAAAAAAGAAAAACCCAAAGTTTCTGAAATTAATTGGAAATGGGATAATTTGATGATCTCTGAAAAAGTATTTCTTTTTCCTGAAGTATGCCGCCGCTATTCAGAACAAATAATCAAATGTGATATGTGTGACGGTAATGGTGAAAAGGAAGGCCACCATGATACATTAGGTGACTGTCTTGTAATTTGTTCTTTCTGTGAAGGTGAAGGTTATTTAAAAGATTAAAAAATGGAAAAGCTTAATTTCTTTAATCTGAACGCATTCCCTATTGCTTGCTTATTTGCGGCTTGCTGGCTTCAATATAACAATTCAAATTATTGGTTTTGGCTTATAGTTTTGGCCGCATTAACTTCTGTATTTCCATCCACTAACGATAATAAAAAGAAATGAAACTAACCATCACCGACCGCAAGATATTACACTCCATGGCTACTACTCCTATGAGTGAGAGAATTAAAATTGCTTTAACTAAACTTAAAAATAATGATAACCTCAAAATTAATTGAACTAGGCGCTTGCTCAGATGCAAAAGAATGGGCAAAAGGCAAATCATGGCAAGAAATATTCACCACATGTCACCGCGGTGATTGGTTATTATGGCTATTCCGAAAAGTCAATCCAGATGATCTTCAAAAATTAACATTGGCAAAGGCGCATTGCGCTAATACTGTTCGTCATCTAATGAAAGATGATAGATCAAAAAATGCAATTGATGTTGCAATTAAATTTGGCAACGGGGTGGCAACGCGAGATGAATTGAATGCTGCTGCTGTTGCTGCTTATGCTTATGCTGCTTATGCTGCTGCTGATGCTGCTGCTGATGCTGCTGCTGATGCTGCTGATGCTGCTGCTGCTTATGCTGCTGCTGCTGATGCTGCTGCTGATGCTGCTGCTGCTGATGCTGCTGATGTTGATCGAAAAAAGGCGCGCGAAGAAAACAGAATGCTAACGGCAAACATATGCAGACAATATCTTCCTATTGAGATCTGGAATATTGTTGATGAGAATTAAGAAACAACTTTTAAAGCTGAAGAAATGAAAACTGATCGAATACCTCGTAAGACAAAAAAGAAATTTAAGCTCATGATTCGCAATGCCTCGACAATGGAATGGAGATCAGACGAAATAAAACTTATTAAAGTTCAGAAGGCTTACCGTCATTGGGATAAGGTCCCAACGATTAAAGGATGGAGTTTAATGTCTCACCATTTAGGATAACGGTATGTACCACGAACCCGACCATTTACATCACAATGAAGATGAAGACGCGGACGATTACATATCTGATGCTATTCATGGAAATAGGTTAATGATCTGGGTTCTGGTAGCTTTTTTTATATTTTTAACTACACTTATAACCTGTATTTTATTATGACAAATCAAAAGAAATTCGAACACTCAGTAAATGTATTGCTGAAGGCATTATTGAATAATACGCTAGTTCACGGAAGATGCAAGGCATGTGCAGTTGGGAATTTAATAGCTGCATCATTGGGAATTAACATTTATTTAGAAGAACATGATTGGCCAAAATGGAGAACAAATTTATATACGGGGCATGAATGGCTTCATCCAGAATTTGATGAAATTGAAACTGCTAACTTCTTTTATAGATCAGTAGGTTATACTCAGGATCAAATATATAAAATTGAACATGCTTTTGAAGCTGCGCCAATGTATGATGATTGGGTACTTAACGGCTTAATGGCAGTAGTTGATGTTCTCGCAGAAATACACGAAATAGACCTAACCACAGTTAAAGAAACTAAAGAGCTATTTGTATGACAAACTCACCTCTAAACTCAATCACTGAAGATCAAATGTTGCAAACCATGCACACCAAACAGGAAGCAGACTTTGCGAAAGCTATTTTGTTACTTCATGAATATGTGAAATCATACGAACAAAATTTCATGAAGGCACGCAAAAGGACAAACCAGGAAATGAAACTTTACCTTGAAGCGGCTAAAGTTATCAACGAACACTTTGAACCGGATAACCTTTCATTAGGAATAATGGATAGTACTGAAAAAGAACTGTTGGCTTATCCTGTTTGGGCTACTTATAAATCTAAAGTATAATGGAATACATCATTGTTTACAATCCGGGACAAAGAAACTTTTTCATTCAATCAAGTTTTCAGGGTTTCATTGAGACGTTTGCCACATTTGAAGAGGCTGAAGAAGTTGCAAAAGAAAATATTGATGACGATGAAATACGGTCTTACGAAATTTATGAACTTTCTAAAAGTTAGAACATGACAGAAACACGACAACTAAACCCGAAGGAAAGAAAAACGCCAAATGTTGGTGAACTTCAGCAGAAAGTTAATTCAATGGTTCCAGCTAAAGAGCCAAATAAACTTCCAACACTCGCAGAGCTTTTTAATGATAGCATTGAATTAATTGGAAAGACTGAGGGGTTAAATACAATACTAAATACTCCACCGCCTGATAGTTGGGTTAAAACCCATCCTTATATAAAGGATCATAAGTATTTGCCAATTGATAAAGTTGAATACCTTTTGAGGAAAATATTCAAAAAATATTCAATTGAAATCACCGGTCAGGGAACAGCATTTAACGGTGTATGGGTTACAGTCCGTGTTGGCTATAGAAACCCGGTGGACGGTGAAATGGAATATCAAGACGGTATTGGAGCGATACAATTGCAAACTGCAAAGGGGGCAAGTCCCGCAGATCTTGCAAATATCAATAACGGTGCATTATCAATGGCATTTCCATTAGCAAAAACATTAGCGGTAAAGGATGCTTGCGATATGATCGGTAATATTTTCGGAGCTAATCTAAATAGAAGGGATGCAATACAATTCACTCCTGATGTTGTGATTGCCGAAAAGTACCATAAAGCTTTTGAATCATGAGAGTAATCGAAGATGGCATTCACACCGATATTTCAATTCAGGAGTACCACGAAAATAAGACTCACTTATCAGCGACTCAATTGAAGCTATCCAGACGATCGCTAAAAGAATTTCATTGGTACGTCAATGGAAAGATACCTAAGTCAGAAGGATTGCACCTGGGCTTTGGTAATGCATTCGAATTGGCATTACTTGATAAGACAGGATTTACAAATGAAGTTGCTATAATGCAGACTGAGGCATGGGTAGCGGGTGCATTGGAAGAAAAGCCAAGCCTTCAAAAACCTAAGAACTCGGCTTACTATCAGGCTAAAAAAGAGCAATTCGAAATTGAATCGAAAGGAAAGTATATCATTCCGGACGTGGGAGCTCAAAGCTTTTCAGATATTGAACAAATGTTAACTTCGTGCTATCAGGATTCAGTCATACAGAAGCTTATAAGCAACACTGAATATCAGCTTAGTTTGTTCTGGACTGATCCTGAAACAGGTCTTAAAATGAAAACCAGACCTGATATTTGCAAGCGTAAAAAGAACTCAGTTGTTAACTTGAAGACAATTGAAGATGGTTCGCCAAAAGCATTTAGCCGCGATATGGCTAACTACGATTACCCTCTACAGGCTTGTATTGAAATTATGGGTTGCCTTGAAACTGGATTGATGGAAACAGTTGATAATTACTTTTGGCTTGTGGTTGAAAAGAATCCACCTTTCAATGCTACGATTTACGAATTCGCGCAGGAAGATATTTCATGGTGTATGGATAACCTACGCTACGTAATTAACAAAACTAAAAAGGCTATCGATGAACAGTTGTTCCCTGGTTATTCAGATCAGGCAGATAACGAGTATGGTATACTAAAAGCTCAAATTCCACTTTACTACAGATCATTATGAAAAACCGCTACTACCGTCCCAACAATTTACCATCCAGAATTGTCTACCACACTCAAAAGGAGTTCAAACTAGACATGCTGTTTTTAGCGGTCATTATCTTAATCGGAGTTGTTACCGCTATTACTGGATTGATTGCTATTCTTATTCAAATTGAACCTGAGCTATGAAAACAGATAATGAATTGATTGCTGATTTTATGGGCATGCCAAAAATGAAAGACAGTAAAGGTGATCTATTTGACTTTCAAGGATCAGGAAGAGAAATATTTTGTATTAGAGAACATGAATTAAAATATAGAACTTCTTGGGATTGGTTGATGCCGGTGGTTGAGAAGATACATTCATCTATGTCTTATAAAAGATACAACAGAAATATTGGTGTAGAGATTACAATAAAACCTCAACACTGTTCTATCTACCTTCCTGATGTATCTGAAGGATATGATTATACTAGCGACTGCTGGTATGCTGACCCGCTTTTTAGTACTACAAATGGTAATTATGGCACTACACTACAATGTGTTTATGATTCAGTAATATACTATATCAAATGGTACAATGAAAATGAAAAACATCAAGGAAAGACTAAAAGTTAGGCTCCTTCTAGGCAGCACCGTAACACAAGCTCAGTGCTTGAAGTGGTGGAATCATTGGCGATTGGCAGTTTTAGTCAATCGATTACGCGGAGAAGGATATAATATTCAGAAGGAAATGATTACTTCGAAGTCCACTCATAAGACGTATGCAAAATATTTTATACCTAAAGAGAAATAAAAATGCGTGAAATAAAATTCAGGGCTTATAAAAAAGCGACAAAATTCAGTAAGGCTGAAATGTTTGATATTGGAGTATTGGAATTAGATGACTTAAAAGCTCATGATTACTATAATTTTTGGGACAACTACGCCGGCACAACGGCTCACTTTGATGAAGATAGTGGAGACATTATTATGCAATATACTGGCCTTAAAGATAGGAACGGAAAAGAAATTTACGAAGGTGATATTATATCCTGGAAATTTGATTACGATGCAGATTATGATGGTGATATGCCTATAGTTAAAACTTCAGAAGGAAAGTCTTTAATAAAAGATATTTTCGATACTTATAATATTCGAAGGGCAGCGCAGGAAGGTAATGGATGCGAGATTATAGGAAACATACACGAATCACCTGAACTTTTAAATAAATAACCATGGCAAAGAAAACTGCAAAACGTGACAGTGTCGGAGGTCATCAAAACAAACACACCGCTAAAGCATACAGAAATAATGGTGACGTTGTATTTAGAACTCAGGCAGAAAAAGACGAAATTGAACGTGGTGAAGTTGATCGACTTGTTTCAGGAATTGTGGAGGTGGTTGACTTTAAATCATTCAAAAGGCACGAAAACAATATCAAAGCCTTTAAACATAAACATGGTTAGGATATGAGCATTATAAAATTTCTATGTGGAGAATCTGAATTCAGAGGTTATTGGTTTGGTGATAAGCCAGGTAATGAAGGTGCATTCTGGTGGAGAAAGCATTTACGTGAATACGATGATGCGCGAACTAAAGAAATCGCCACCTTAAAAAAGGTTTACAACGATCTTGCAGAAAGTCATGCTAAGCAGGTGATTGAGATAGGAGAACTTAAAAAAGAATCTCGCGAATGGCAATTACTTTCTGATCATTTTAAAGCAGCTAATCAAGTTGAAATTTTGGAGAAAGAGATTGAGCGCCTAGATGCTTCTGAGATTATATGGTTTGAAAGGAATGCATCATTGGAATCAGAGCTATTAAAAGCAAAGGAGCGTTTCTGCCAGTGTAATGAGAATGACAAAACTGGATCAACATCGGCAATGCACTGTAATCACTGTGGTAAAATTGAACAATCTGAAACCTGGTTGAAATGAACTGCCTAATACCAGAATGCGATAACCTAGCTGAAAGAAACGGATACTGTGCCAGTCACTAACCATAAATTTATGAGAGCATCAAAACTACTTCTTATCATCCTTTTATCATTTGTTGCGTTGGCACTCTTTTCTTGCACTGAGAATCAAAGAGCAAGGCAATTCGGAGGTAAAACCGAAATACACTTGGAGTCCGGTAAAAGATTGATAACCGCAACTTGGAAACAGGATGATCTTTGGTACTTAACTGAGCCTATGCCATCTGGATATCTTCCCCAAACTAAAACATTTTACGAAGATTCAAGCTTCGGAATTTATGAAGGTTCAGTAACTTTTATAGAAAGTAAATAGAAAATGGTAACTCGATTAGCTCAGCCCGGTAGAGCACATGTAAAAAGTGGAGGTCCTCAGTTCGAATCTGAGATCGAGTTCAGAAATAAAACTTTAAAAAATGGCAAACATTATTGAAGGAATTCAATCAGAATTAGCAAGAGTTAGAGAGGTTCTAAAGTATTACGAAGAGATACCGCAAGGTCAATTCGGTGCGCTTATGATAAAACGAACTATCGCTGAGGCTGAAAGCGCAGTTGCTCATGGCGATGTGGTTGAAATGATAAGAACACATCAAGATCTTAAGGAAATTACTGGTTAGTTTCAAAACATTAAAGAGAATGAGAGAACAGGGATTCTATTGGGTAAGGCCTTTAAATTCAGATCCGGATTACTGGATAATTGCTTTTTGGTTTAAAGATGGTTGGGCAAGATTGGGATTTGAAAATAAATTATGCCAAGACTCAGTTTTTGAGGAAATAGACGAAAGACAAATTAAAAGGTGAATCACGGAGAAAAAATATTAATAGAGAAAGACCCATTCATTCGTGAGATATGGGTCGCTGGATTTACTCACATGCGTGAAGACCCTATAAATATGGCTTATATCTTCTTTAATGAAGAGAAAAGCCTTAAAATAACCCAGCATGATATTGTATATTCGTCATACACAATAAAATCAGGCATATTACTCAATGGAGAAACTCATTTATGGATAGCTGAAGCTGATGGATCATGTGAAAGATTTCGAAAATTTATCTTGGAAAATACAAAAATGCTTAAATTTGAATGATGGCTAAGAGAGCACCTAAAGTTATTCAGGAAGGAAATAAAGATGGACGACCAACTAAATTTAAGGATGAATATTGCATCCAGGTTGAAAAATTATGCAAATTAGGAGCTACTGATAAGGAAATAGCTGATTTCTTCGAGGTAACAGTTTCAACAATTAGCGAATGGAAGTTAGAGCACTATAACTTTTCGGATTCCATAAAGGCCGGAAAGGATTTAGCTGATGCAAATGTAGCTGAAAGGCTATATCAACGAGCTTTAGGCTTCGAGCATCCAAGCGAAGAAATAAAGGTAGTTTCGATGGGTAAGGAAGGTTCAGTAATTGAACGAGTGCCTATAACCAAGATATACCCACCAGACCCAACTGCAGCAATATTCTGGTTAAAGAACCGGCAACCAGGTAAATGGCGCGATAAGCAAGAAATTGCAATTGAGCCACTTTCAATAAATGTCACCAGAAAGGTCATTAAATGACCGAATTAGAATTTCAATTAGAGTTCAGCGATCCACAGAACGAACTATTCTTCCCTGAAGGACCATTCCCCAAATTTACAATAGTTAGAAAGGGCAGACGCGGAGGCCTTACAAAAGGTGCTGCAAATGCCTTTATTGAATATGGACTTTGCGAAGACTATCACTTTTTCCCAAAAGGTGAATTGCTTTTTCTTTGGGGTGATACTATTTCGGCTAACATCGACAAGTATGTTGAACGCTATTTCATGCCAGAACTCAAAAAACTGCCTCAATCAGTTTGGAAATGGCGCACTCAGGAACGCGTTTTAAAGATCGGTAGAGCAACGATAGATTTTCGTAGTGCTGATAGGCCAGAAAATTGGGAAGGCTTTGGATATCACCTTATATTCCTTAATGAGGCCGGAATTATCCTGGCAGATAATTATCTATATACCAATGCGGTTCTACCGATGCTTATTGATTTTCCAAATGCAAAGATTATTGTTGCAGGTGCTCCAAAAGGAAAGCGCAATAAAACCGGAATTCATAAATTTTACGAATTATTCTTGAAAGCTAAGGAAGATCCAATCAGGTATCGAACAATGCACTTTACTGGTTATGATAATCCATTCATTGCCAGGGATGAAATAAAGCTCATTGAAGAGGCTATGGACTCCGAAACCAAAAAACAGGAGATTGACGGTGAATTCATTGATTTGAATGAAAAAGTCTATTTATACGCATTCAGCGAAGAGGTACATGTTTCAAAAGAAAAATATATCCCTAATCCACATTTAAATATCATAGTGAGTTTTGATTTTAATAAGGATCCTATGACCTGTTCTATCGGACAGCAACCGAACATAAGAAAGCTTATTATTTTTGATTGTATGGAAATTGCTAACGGCTCAACACCTGAGCTTTGTGATAGGATTATATCAAAATATCCAGAATTCAGATTTAAAATAGATGTTACAGGAGATGCTACTGGTAAGAACAGAAGTCCTTTGCTTGAAGGTGATGTGAATCATTACATTCTGATCAGGCGCAAATTAGCCCTGAAAGATCATAATTTGAAAGTCAGGCAAAGCAACATGGAACTAAGCGCTAGCCGGATACTTTGTAACTCTATACTGCAAAATGCTGAAGTAATGATAACTGACAATTGTACATTATTAATCAACGATTTAGGCGCTTCTGTAGATGGATTTGGTGATCTGATTAAGAATAAAGCTAACCCGTTGCACTTCTTTGATGGATTCAGGTATATGCTAGAGGCTTGCTGGCCTGATTTCATTACGCACTTTCATAAATATAAAAAAGTTGGCTAAACCCGGTATTTTACGATAGTTATACTATATTTGTTATAACGATGGCAAGTAATCAGGATTGTTTCAAGATTGAAAAGAAGCTGAAGGAAGAGGCGAAAGAGTTGGCTAAGGCTAAAGGCATGTCTAGGTCAACTCTTTATAGGCTTGCGATTATTGAATTCATTGAACGAAATAAAAAATAAAATTGGAACAAGAATTCACAAAAAATTATACAATTTCTATTATTGGTGTCGTTAAAAGACATCAACACTATATTATTGGAATCGATGCCAAAAAATATAATAGGCGTGAATTAATATTAAGGCCTACAATAAACAATACTGGATACTATGCAGTAAAAATTAAATCAAAACATTATTTAGTTCATCGATTAATTGCTAAAGCATTTATACCAAACCCAGAAAATAAATCTTTCATTAATCACAAGAATGGCATAAAAACAGATAACAGGATTGAAAATCTTGAATGGTCTACGCCTTCTGAAAACAATAAACATGCCTATGATACAGGATTAAAAATAGGCTATTTCACAGGTAAGATTGGGCGATTACACCATAGATCAAAGCCAATTTCAAAAAACACATTAGATGGTGAATTTATAGAATCATTTGAATCAGCAAGGCAAGCAGCTTTAATTAATGGATATGACCCATCTATTATTGCTAACTATGCGAAGCGGAATAAACCATATAAAGGATTTAAATGGTTTTATTTATGACAATGAATATTATTGCGCTTGGTGAATCAGCAAAGCATTGGGACGGCTCAGGACCATCAATTGGTGTAAATGATGCCGGAATGTGGGGGCATCCATTAAACTATCTGCTAATACTTAATACTCCTAATCAATTCAATCCAGAACGTTTGGAGCATATTAAGAATACTAAGTGCGATAAACTTTATACGGATCATGCCAGCCAATGGGAAAAATATATTCCAGCAGGAGTTCATGTTCACGGCTTCAATTCCAGACAATGGTCGCCATCAAACAAGCTCGAAAAGATCAGCAAGAATTATCTTTATCATTCCAAGACAAGTACTTTTGCAGCGATTAGTTTGGCATTCTCATGGGGATTCACAAACATCATTCTTTGGGGCGTTGACTTCAAAGATCATAAGATTTACAAACCTGGTAATGATAGCTTTATAAACGAGTTCACAGCTTATAAAACTTTCTGGCAAGCTCTTCAAAAAGCAGGGGTTAATTTATATTTAGGGCACGAAGGAAGTAATTTAAATTTCTTACCGATATGGCAACAGCAAATTCACAAGCAGTAGCATTTGTAAAGCAGCGTGTTGAGCAAAGGTTCACGCACTGGCATAATAAGGTTGAAACAGAAACAGTTGCTAAGGCTATTGAAAATCTGAAAGCTTGCAAATGGTGGGAATTTAAAAAGAAGCGCAATTTGAAACAGGAATTGTTTGGAGCTTATCTAATTAAGCAGACTATTAAAGGTGCTATTGCTGAAATAAGACTTTTGAAGTAATGGAGCCTTACGCAATTATAACACCAACACGCGACAGGCCAAATATGCTTGAGTTTTGTAAGTATCAAGTAAGCCAGTTTACTATTCAGCCATCGAAGCATTACATTATTGACTTTGAACCATTGAGCGACAAAGTAGATATTGCAGCGCGATTGCAGCTCGGAATTGAAATGGCTAAGAGTGATGGAATAGATGTTTGCTTTGTTGTGGAAGATGATGATTTTTATGATGCTACATATATTTCACGATTCGGAGACTTCAAAGGAATTGACTTTTTCGGTACTGAATACTCTATTTATTACAACATTAAAACCAAGCAATGGCAATACCTTTACCATGACGGAAGATCTTCGCTTTACTCTACAGGGTTCAGAGTTTCGGCAATGGAACGATTTAATTGGCATACTCAAGAGCATACGCCATTTGTTGATATCGCTATGTGGAAGTATTCAGAGTTAAAATATTTTAAGCGTAAATTCATTTTGAATAGTGGAGCGATTGGAATTAAAGGTCATGGCGAAGGCGCAACAGGCGGCAAAGGTCACATAATTAACCTGAAGAACCATGATAAAGAAATGGTTTGGCTGCAGTCAAACACAGCATCGGAAGCATTTGAGTTTTATAAAAACTTTCAAGCATGAGGAATAAAATAGTATCATGTAATGTATGGTGTGTTGATAATGAAAGATCATTAATTGAAATGGGAATGCCAGAAGGTGATAGATGGATGCCAATAGTTATAGATTTTTCAATTGTCGAAGCTATAAAATTGGCCGGAGAATCTGAATTTATTGGTGATGATAAGGCTACTGTTTATTTCAATAACAATTATTTAACACTTGATCTAACATATAAAGAAGCTGTCCAAATTTGGATGGAGATAAAGCAATGAAAATAGAAGCCTTCATAATAATGTTCAATGAATCGGAAATACTTCCGTTAGTAATTCGTCATTACAAGAAATTCTGTGATCATATAACTTTCTTCGACAACTACTCAACAGACTCAAGCCAGTTAATAGCCGAATCAATGGACTGTGATGTTAAGAAGTTCGGCAAACCTGGCGTGCTTGATGATCAGGCTTATTTAGATGTTAAGAACCATTGTTGGAAAGGTATCGATGCTGATTGGGTAATCATAGTTGATTGTGATGAGATTGTGGCTACTAATAGAGGTGATCTTTATGGAGAAATTGGAAGATCAACCATATTTGAAACAATAGGATGGAATGTATATTCAAATGAAATGCCGAAAGAATCACTTTCAGAGATAACGACTGGTTATCAATTTGATAATTATTCTAAGACTGTTATTTTCAATCCAAAAGAAATTAAAGAGATCAACTACAAACCCGGGGCGCATGATTGTAACCCAATAGGTAATATTATTTACGCTAACGAATCTGATATACCATATCTTCTCCACTACAAACACATAGGAGGCGTTGAGCGTCTTTTAAAACGGAATAGAGAGTACATGAAGCGCATGAGCGCAAACAATAAGCGTAAAGGTTGGGGTTGTCACTACTGGCAGCCTGAAGCACAGACAAGGCGTGAATTCGCAGAACGATTGGCAATTAGTAAACCATTGATATAATGTTTAAGGTATATGTAAAAGGCATGATTTCAGCTTCAATATGCATTGACTACATTAATTTGCATTTTGATTTCAAAGGAGCCACAAATAATGATGGATATTGGACAATAAGATTTGCGCCATTAACATCTAAAATTGTATGAACGTAACGTGTGACTTTCTCGGGCGACTTTCCAACAATATCTTTCAGGTGGCGGCCATGATCGGCTACACTTCAAAACATGGAGGTACTTGGGGAATACCAGCAACGTATAGACATAAGACTATTTATGATTACTGGCCCCATCTACCGAAATACAAAGGACGTTCATTGCCAGTATGGAGAGAACCAGATTTTAATTTCACTGAAATACCAGAACATAAAGGAGGCGTTAAACTTCATGGCTTCTTTCAGTCATTGAAATACTTTGAGCATTGCCAGGATGAAGTGAGGCACTGGATACGATTGAAAGAAACTCCTATTGAGCGCGTGGGGATACACATTCGTAGAGGCGACTATCTTCAATATGCTGATAGGTTTCCGACATTGACCACGCCTTATATTCAAAATGCAATAGGATATTTCATAAATAAGGGATATTATAAATTCATAATATTCAGTGATGATATGGAATGGTGCAGGCAATATTTTGGAATCAAACAGGATGATATGATAATTTATTCTGAAGGCCGAAACGAATTCGAAGACATGTCTTTACTAGCTTCATGTGAGCATCAGATCATTGCAAATAGTACTTTCTCATGGATGGCAGCATGGTATAATACAAACAAAAACAAGATTGTAGTATGTCCGTCCGCTGAAACATGGTTTGGCCCCGCTAATAATTTAAAGGATAAAACTTTTGACCTAATTCCGACACAATGGCATCAAATACCGAACCTTTAATATTTGGAGTTGAGTATAACTTGTGGCGCGAAGGTGAATATATTGGCCGCTCTATTTGGACTGATGATAAAAACATAGGCCCATCATTCATAGGTAAATCAGATGATGATGAAGGAAATATTGTTAATGAAGTTTACATAGCTGACAAATGGGAATTGACGAAAGAAAAATAAGCATATGCATTACTACGTATAATCGTGGTGACATGACAGTGAATTCATTTCAAAGAGTTTTGAATGATCCGCGCGTCAGTGAAATAGTTATCATTGATGATTGCAGTAATTCGGATGAATGGAATAAGCTTTGCAACAACATCGGAGCATTAAACAACTTCAAAATTAAGCTTCATCGTAACGAACAAAATTTAGGATGCTTCAGGAATAAGCGCGAGGCAATTTCGAAGGCTGAAAATGAATTCGTTATTATACTTGATTCTGATAACTCACTTGATACTGATTACATTGACCATATTTACGCTTATGGACTATGGGGTAAAAATGTAGTTTATGCTCCCGACTTCGCAAAGCCAAAATTTGATTACAGCGGATTTGCATCAAAAGTAATTACAAAGAAAAATGTCAGGCATTTTGTTAATCAGCAAAACTTTGATGCTTTAATCAATACTATGAATTACTTTGTTAATCGAGATGAGTATCTTAGAGTTTGGAATGATAAAGAAGAACCTCACGCTATTGATAGCCTTTATCAGAATGTGCAATGGCTTGAAGCAGGGAATATGATCTTAATTGTTAAAGGACTTCAGTATGAACATAGTGTGCATAGGGGAAGCCTTTATATGCAAATGGGGCATAGAACAGATGTTCTATTTAAATTTTTAAAGAACAGACTTAAAGCAATGAAATGAAAAAGCCAATAGCAATATTAGATCAGTTTATTGAAAAAGGTAGAACAATTACCTATATGACTACCTTCGGAAAACAAAATGATGGTAGAATGCCTAATAGTATAGCTATATTTAAAATTTACCTTAAATCAGAAAAAAGTTTTATTGAAAAATTATTACCATTCATATATCGCAAAAGATTGTTTAATTGGTCAAATAAACATTTAATCGCTAATCAATCATGCTAATTGATTTCAACAAACTTTGGCCAAAATACGGAATCATACCGAAAGGTGTTTTGCATATTGGCAGCAGCACCGGACAAGAAACTGAGCACTACATTAACTTAGGCGTTCGTGATATTTGTTACATTGAAGCTTTGCCAGATGTTTACAAAGGACTAAAAGAACATGTTAAAAAGTTTCCTGGCAAGTTTACATGTATCAATGCATGCATTTCAGAGTTAGACGGTGCTGAGGTAATTTTCAACAAGACAAATAACGAAGGGCAGAGTAGTTCTATGTTAGAATTTGGAACCCACTCGAAAGAACACCCAGGCGTTAAGGTAATTGAAAAGATGAGGTTGAAAACTTCGCGAGTTGAAACACTTTACCGAACTCAAGGAATTGAAATTAATAGATTTGATTTCCTTAATATTGATCTACAAGGCGCTGAGTTGATAGCATTGAAGAGCATGAGTTATTTGCTTGAATATTTTCATTGGGCATACATTGAGGTGAATAAAAAACAGCTATATGAGGGATGTCCATTGGTTGGCGAAATAGATTCATTCATGCATTCACATGGATTTATCGGAGTTGAAGAAAAATATACTCGGCACGGATGGGGTGACAAACTTTATGAAAAAGACTATTCAATATGACACTCGACGAACTAGCAATAAAATACGGAACTGATAAGAGTAGTTTAGATCATAACTACACTGAGTTCTATGAAAGATACTTACCCAAGAATCCTAAGAAGATTTTAGAGATCGGAGTGCTTACCGGGGCCAGTATTCGAATGTGGAAAGAATATTTTCCTGAGGCTGAGATTCACGGTCTTGATTTGTTTGAAGAACATTCTGAGCCTGATATTGAAGGGGTGAAGTGGTGGAAAGGAAGTCAGACAGATCCTAACATTTTGCATTTGTTGAGAAAGGAAAACTTTGACCTAATAATTGATGACGGTAGCCATGTATCAATTCATCAATTAATAAGTTTCTTTTCTCTATATCAAAGAGGTTGTTATTACTTCATAGAAGATGTTCACGCAAATTTGGAAGAATTCTATAGACAAGGATTACCAGAACCATTAGTTATTCAAAATATACTTTCCAGATTAAGCGGATATAGATTTGATTGCTTGACTCAAAAAATAATGCTTTGCCATATTCCAGCTATTCCAAAAGTATTATGATCAACGTACCGATAGAATTCCGTCCTCATCATCCTTTTCCATATCCCCCTAATAACGTGCAGACGTTTGAGGAATGGTTATCTACTCAACACATACCAGAATCAGAACGTACCTACTTGCCAGTTTTTTGGACTAGCTACTATTGCAAACATAAGTACGGGAAAGACGCAAGGAAGATGCGTGATCTTCAGGCATACATAAACTGCCTTGATAAAAACAAAAAGTATTTCACGGTTTGTCAGTATGACGACAGCATTATAAACAGCCTTAATCATATTGATATTAAAATTTACGGCATGGGCGGAGGCCGGATTGATTCACCATTACCATTGATATGCCAGCCTCACCCATACGAATTTAATGTCGGTAGGACTGTCTTTGCTTCATTCCTGGGAGCAAATAACCATCCGATCAGACGCGAAGTACTTGCTCTAAAAAGTAATGACTATCAAGTATCATCGGCAAAGGTTGATATAAAACAATATTGTGAGTTAATGGCAAAGTCTATTTTCTCACTTTGCCCTCGCGGTTATGGTGCTAGTTCATTCCGTATTTGTGAAGCATTGCAATACGGGAGTATACCAATCTATATTTCAGATCAATTCATTATACCATTCGGATTAGATTTTAACGAATTTGGCGTTTTAATCAAGCAAGGTGAAGACATTAACAAAGTATTGCGCGATATACCACTTTGTGAGATAAAGAAGAAACAAGAGGCAGGAAAGCGCATCTATCAGGAGTATTACACGTATGAAGGTTGCTACAAAAACTTAATTAAAAGCTTATGAGTTGTTCCAATAATATTCCTCCCGAAAATTTAGGAGAATGTCGTGAAATTTGGAGATCGGAATTTATTAAATGTAATCTATGCACTCATGCATGGATAGGTGTTTTCGAGGCATCTTGTATTGAGCTAGAATGCCCAAATTGTCATAATATGACTGAATTTGAATTAATTACTCAGGAAGAGTATGTAAACAATAAATCAAAACCATGATCGAACTATTAATTTATACTTGTTTTTGGATATGGGGCGTTGCATTTGCATTTAAACATGGTCAAATATTGGGCCGAATTGGTGATGGGATAGATTTAAGGTTACCAAGATGGTTTTATAAAATTTCAGTTGGTTGCTGCCCTTGCATGTCAAGTTTTCACGGGGTAATATCATTCATGATTTTTAGTCCAATGTTTTCGCTATCAATTTGGCTAATGCCTATTTTTGTAATCTGCCTGATCGGACTCAACCACATAATAACAGCTTTCATCTATGATTTGGACTAATCTATTTAAGCGAAAACCAAAACAAGACCTTACCAGAACTAATATTTATCATCCCGATTTTATTGACAGAATAGAGATTGCGAAGCGTGAAAATGGGACAATACTACAAGTAAACGGCATTATTTACCATCGTTTCAACAAAGAAACTTCAATGCCATGGGGACGGTATATGTATTTACAAACCTTCCTGAAGTCCGCTGAACTACGCATGAATCTTGAAGATCTTACGGAGTATATGAAACGATTACGTAAGGCATCGACCATTCAGAAAGGCTCAATTAACCTTGAAGAAATATATAAGATCATTTCACAGATAGAATCTCGCTGCGAACTTGAATTCGAAACAGAAACAACATATAAACTAGCTTCAGTGCTTTATTTCGATGATACTGAAGATTTATATAGCTATGATTTGGCCTATAATCAAAAGAAGATTGCAGCCTGGAAGGAGGCCAGAACGACCGATTTTTTTTACATGATGCCCATGGAAGAGTTCTTAAACTTGAACGGTTCCTCACCGCAAGATTTACTGACCTTTATGGACGTTCAAAAAAAGATATTAGAAGGCCTGACCTCCGAGATGCTCGCGTCTTAATGCAAGAATTTCACGACTCCCAGGAAAGACAATTGAAAAAATTGTGTAATTTCGAATTGGGAAAAGAATCCGAATTCAAGAAACTTTCTATTTATGATTTCCTTTCTCACTTGAATGAGCTAAATAACCATAATAAGGAAATTGAGTCAAAACATTAACATAGTTTATAAAGTAGATTCAAGCCAGGTTACTGCCTCGACTGCTCAAGTCAATGCCGCAAAGGCAGCAACAGATAAACTCACAGATTCAGCAACAAAATTAGGCCAAACAGGAAGTAAAAATAGCATCCAGTTTGGCAACACAATCGAAGGCGTTAGGCTGAAGGTTCAGCAGTTAAAGGCGCAAATTGATCTTACTGACCGTTCAGACGTAAAACGTCTTACCTCCTTAAATGCCCAATACATACAAGTTCAGAAGCAACTTGATTCATATACCGGAAAGTTAAAACAGAATCGGCAAGCCGCTGAACAAGCCACAACGGCAACCACCGGAACCGCTTCAGCATTTTCAAAGCTGACAAATATTATTGCCATTGGCGCAATAGTGGCCGCTACAAAACAAATGGGAGAAGCTATTATTAACGCCACTGAATTAACTGGAAAAATAGATGGCGTTTCGCGTGCTTTTGATAATGCATTTCCAAACTCAGTAAAAACACTTAATGATTTACGGGCAGCTACTCACGGAACGGTTACTGACTTTGAGTTAATGCAGCGCACTTTGCAAGCCTCTAATCTTGGTGTTGATGTGAGTAAATTAGGAATTCTATTTGAATTCGCAGCGGCCAGGGCACAACAAACAGGTGAATCGGTTGATTACCTTGTGGACTCAATTGTACGAGGCGTAGGGCGTAAGTCTGTGCTAGTTTTGGATAACTTGGGCATCTCAGCTACCAGATTAAAAGAACAGTTTAATGGGGCTTCTATTGCTTCTCAAAGCGTTGCCGATGTAACCGCAGGAGTTGCTGCTATAGCCAAAGTTGAGCTTGAAAAAATGGGCGGTTATGTTGAAACTGGCGCTACTAAAGTAGGAGTGCTTAAAGCTCAATGGGAAACACTCATACAAACATTATCTCGTAAAATATCTAGTTCAGCAATAGTTGATTTCTTTGCTCAAGCTATTTCTGATGTTGATGATCTTCTGAAAGGCGAAAAAGCATTATCTGAAGAAAGGGCAAAAGCGCGAGCGGCTGAAGATGCTGATCAGGTTATACAAAGCCAAGCTTATCAAAATGCTAAAGGCAATATTGAAGAGCAGATCAAAATACTTTCATTGGAAATAGTAAAACGTGTTGAGTCTATTAATTCTCGCAAGGAAGAAATAAAACTAGATGAGCAACTAAAGGCAGCACAAAACCAAGGATATTTAGGAGCAGGGGCACGGGAACGAATTCAAAAGGATATTGATAATCGCGAATTATTCAACAAGTCAACACAGGAAAGTATTGATATTCTTAAAAAGTATCTGATTGAACTTCGTAATCTTGAAAATGTAACTACAGGGCCAGCCGACACGCTTGATGTACTTGAACAAAAAGTTAAAGACCTTAATGAAGAAATTCAGAATACCGACAAAATAAGCACACCAGCAGGCATAAACAGAGCGCGTGAATTAAAGTTTGAGGTTCAAGCAACACAAGAAAAGATTGATCTTATTAAACATCAAATTAATCTTGAAGAGGACTTGAGAGACAGAAGGGCACGCGCAAAAGATTCTGATAAGGTAACTGATATAGGGGCATCAACAGATATTTCAAAACGCACAAATGCACAGGGTCAACAGGAGGTAAATGTTAGAACAACATTCGATAAAAATAAAGCAACAAAAGATTTTGAAGGATTGGTAAGTGATCTGAATACACATTCAGAAAGTCTTACTATTACTCTTCCAACCCCAACAGTTCCTGAATCAGAATGGGATAAACTGAAAGATTCGTTTGAAAAGCATATCGGTGATATAGCGCAAGCCGGAAGCAACATAATTGAAAACCAAGCTAATGCTTCATTCCAGAATAGAGTCTCCGAAATAGATGCTGAAATAAAATACACAAAAGGATTTTATGATCAACAGATTTTACTTGCTGGCGACAACGAGAAAGCTAAGCAGCAATTAAGATTACAGGAAGACAGAAAGATTAAAGCCCTTGAAAAAGAGCGTGCAGACCGGGAAAAGAAAGCCGCTGAAGCAGGTATTTTGGTTAATACAGCATTGGGTATAATTAAAGCTATTGCCACCGCTGCGACTATTTACGATGGTCTTGTAGAGGCTGCGGCAGTCGCCGCTGAGGGGGCAAGTCAATATTCAATAGCCGCTAATGCGCGTTACTATGCCAAAGGCGATATTAATATAAAGGGTGGCACTCGCGGTAAAGATTCTATTCCAGCAATGTTAATGCCTGGGGAATCAATCATGACAACTCAAGAAACGGCTTCAAGCGAAAAAACATTGCGCATGATCAGGGCCAAAAAGCTGAATGATGAAGTACTAGATAGAATCATGTCGAAAGCGGGTTCAAATGGTGGAGTGATTGGCTTTGATGATTCAAGGTTATTGGCAGCTACCAAAAGAGTAGAGAAAGCAGCGGCCGGTAATGATATTGTTCGTAAAGGGGCGCACATTTATGAAGCCAAAAAACAAGGCGACAATCTGAAGGTTTATGTCAGGTCTAAATATTTAAGCTGATGGGCCAAAATGTATTTAGATTTACACTTGACAATCCTATAGCTGGTAGCAAGCAAATTTCTGAGCCAGATGGATGGAATAAAATAAAGATCATTTTAGAGCGCGATAAAGAGTATCACTCAGTAATCGAAATGATTGAAACACCTTTCATTTTCTATGGCTCAAATCGCGTACATGACGGCGGCATGGATTATCTTGATCAGTTCAAGTTAAATGATCAAGTAACAATTACAATCGAGATTTCGCAGGACAATTCAATAACATGGGAAACTATGTTTGTCGGACTTATAGATATTCAGTCTAAGCAGAGAATTGATTCACGAAAGGTTCAGTATGTGATTACCAGGAATAGCACATGGACAAAGTTCAAAAACCATCTTGAGACTCCTGTAAATATTCAATCTGCTAATGATCTATATGGAAATGCAGTAAATATTATTGATCCTGTAAATCTTGAATTGCCAAGCCAAAAAATACGATACAATGGCAATTATAATCAAGTTGATAGTACGTTTACCTATGTTAGTGATGGAATTCAACCGCTTGGTTGTAGTCTTGATTGGGACAACATAATACTTGATGATGTTAAAAAATTCACATTGCCAAGAGCAACATTTGTTTTAGGTGCTGATGATTATTTGGCAGTCGGAAACTTTGAGGCTCCTTATGCCGGTAGATATATAATTGATGTTAGATTAGTTAGCGCAGTCTTTACCATCGGCGTGCCTAATACATGGCAATCAAACGGATCTGATTTTATTTTACGACTTCGTATTGTTGGGGCGACTGTATTTGTTGATGCAGACCAAGCTATTCAAACAGTTGGATCAGATACATATTTGATTTCTACATTGAATGAAACGTTAAATCTAAACCGAGGTGATCAGGTGGCAATTTATGGCATCATTGCCGTAGGTTCAGACAGAACGGTATTTGGTAGCCGTAGATTGGATTGGATTTCAATGGTAGATTTAGCGACTACAAGATCTTATACATTAGTTGGCGAACAGGTTGTTGATGGAGTATTGACAAGTGCTTCTGATGTTTTAGTACGCATGCAAGCCAATCAGGAAGACAATGGAATATACACTACTTCAGCAGGTGCATGGACAAGACGATCAGACACTAACACAGCAGCAGAATTAAACGGAATTGCTGTTCGTGTAAACGCTTCAGGAGGTGGCACAACAACAGCAAATAGTAATTGGAGACAAGAAAATGTCATAAATACTTTAGGCGTTGATCCTGTTTCATGGGTTTATGTGATGAATGGCATTGAGGCGATTTTACCATACACTGGCGCAGCAGTTGATACGCATCTAAAAATAACAGCCGATACATTATATTTTGATTCTGTTTGTGAGTCATTATTCTTGCATGATGTTGCAGGCTCAATATCTGATAGAATCATAGGTGGTGATAATAAATTCTATTCTGAATATTTAGGATCTACACAAACAAATTATCGTGCTTATGATTTAGATGGCTGCGGATGGGCTTTTATCTTGGCGCAAGGTCTTCAAATCAGACAATATACGTTAGCTCAAAAACAATTTTCATTATCATTTAAAAATTGGTGGGATGGCATAAATCCTATTGAAAATTTAGGTCTTGGATATGATACTATTGATGGACAGGAAGTAATACGGGTTGAAGAAAAGCAATTCTTTTACGACACTACGCCAATAATTTATTTTAATTGGGCAAACAACATAATCGAATCGTATGATAAGGATTATATTTTTAGCACAATCAAAACAGGTTATAAAGAATGGCAAAGCTTAGATATTTCTGGAATAGATGATCCACAGACTAATCATGATTACTCGACTTTATTTCAAACAGTTGGACAGCCGATAGATATAACCAGTAGTTTTGTAGCGGCTGGTTTGGCTATTGAAAGTACGCGTAGAACATTTAAGGACAAGGCAAATGATAATAGATTTGATGATAAAATATTCATTATTGCTATTAATCCAGATCAATTAAGCAGCCCGGCTAATACCTATAAGCCTGAACTTAATGAAAACTTCAATTCAATCACAAACCTTTTAAACCCAGAAACTCGCTATAACTCAACGCTTACCCCCGCCAGGAACTTAGTAAGATGGGGTAATTTATTATTCGGTTGTCTTCAGGATTACTTAACATCTGTTATTAAATTCAATAAAGGCGAAGGTAATTACGCAATGATTGGGGACTATTCAGGATCGGCACCAGGTATTTGCTTTAACATTATTTCCGATGCGTTAAGTGAAAAACAAGATATTAGCCTAGCTGCTTATGGCGCTGGAATCAGTCACCTTTTCCAGCCTATAATTTTAGAGTTTAAATACCCATTAAGCTACACCAATTACAAGCTAATCAGGGATAACAGAAAGAATGCAATAGCCGTTAGCGAAAGTGATTCAGATCATTCAATATGCTTCATTAAACGCATGGAATATGATGTTATCAACTCTTTGGCTAGCTTTACAGTATGGAAAAAATAAGATTATTCGTTATTTTAGCATGTTTATTGTCATGCTCTGAACAAAAAATTGATATGAACACGAGCCACGCTTTACCGATTGAATTTTGGGATATTGACGAAGAAACTTACAATGAAAAGCAAGTTTGTGGTATTACTCCTGTTTGTTTTTGTCAGCCACGTAATTGCTCAGACGATATTACATTAACTATTCCTTCTGAAGTAAATTCTAATAATGAATATTCACTTTTGGTAAAAGATTCGTCAGGAGCTACAATTGATGCATTGTCTTACGAAAAGACAACATCAACTCCTATTGTAACTCGTGCTGATATGGTATTCACAGCAACCAATTACAATCCAAGCTCATATCAAACATGGAATACAACTACAAAATATATACGATTAACAAATACTGATTTACATAGCGGCTGGATAATGTTTCCTATTTCAAATGGACTTATAAATAGAGACATAACTATACAGGCATTTGTACAATTAGTTATGAGTGTTGGCAATAATCCAGATATTAATCCTCAATATAGTATTTGGAATTCAGATCTATCAATGTCAATGGTTCAATCAGGACCAACACACAGCACAACAACGCCAAGTAGTGTTACACTAGCTGACATTACAACATTTGTTAATCCTAGTTTTATACCTTCTTTTTTCGGAATAAGATTTGATTATGTGTTCGTTGGAAGTGGTGCGCTTGCTGATTTTACAGTTTTAAATAATAATGTTGTGAATGATTACTTCAGCATAAGTATATCCAAATTTACATTAACATTTAACCCTGAAGATTTAGGATTTTGCAATCAGCAATTAAGATTTTACATAGTAAATGATGATTCGCCAGGAACGCTATTAAAAAAATCTGACTGCATTTCATTTAAAACTTCACATCCATGCACTACATTAATTGAATATCGAAACGCAACAGACTTTGATGGCATTGAAAACTCATCAAGTCCAATGACAACATTTAATCTTTTAATACCTGCAATCTTCTTCGAAGAGCAAAACACAAAAGAAGGTGAAGATATTGAATTGAGCAATGATGAAATAGTCAGACTTTACGACAAGATTGAAGAAAAGAGATTGCTTCAAATTGGATTCATGCCTCACTACATGCACCGAAAATTATTACTTGCATTATCATTTGACTTTGTAACCATTGATGGCAAAGAATGGATTGCTAGGGATGAATATAAAAAGAATGATGGTGATAGACATTATCCTTTAAAGACTGCCAGTATATTATTGACAGACAAAAACTTTATTAAAGAAAATCAGTTATGAACTTTTGGTATAACGAATTCTGGAATCCACCAGTAGGCCCATGATATACGGAACGCCTGAATTTAATGCGTTGATAATGGATATGATTCAGCGTAAAAAGAGACATGACATGTATCAAACATGCTGTGACTGCGCTGATGCTATGGCCATTCATATCTATGGTGACAAGCCTATAAAATTACTTGAAAGGACACGCCCACGCGAGCCAGAAGAGGTAATGAGATATCGTATTGAAAATTATGAGCCTACTACTAAGGCAACGGCTACAAAAGGGATCAGCATACTCAATAAGATTTTCAACCCTTGGCTATATGAAATTAAGTGGAAAGAACAAACCACCAATGGCAAGAAACTTCAGGATTACACTTTAGAATATTATCCTGACTTCAATTCAATTGTTAAGTTCATGTCTGAAGCTGGCATGAAACGAATGATTGCAGATCCTAATGGAGTAATTGCAATTCGTCCTGATGAATTACCAGAAACAGAAATGCAAATGGTAGAACCTGAGATTTATCTCTATGGTAGTAAATCAATTTGGTGGAAAGATGAAGATAGCTACATTATTTTTCTGAAGAGCGATAAACCAAGTGGGGCAAACGGAGCAAAGAAAGGCGAGGTTTTTTACTTCACATATTACGATGCTGATTTCGTAATTGACTTCACCGCCCAGGCAGTAACACAAAAGAATTTAGAAACCATCGTTTTAAGTTCTTATAGTCACTCCTTTAGTGAAATTCCAGTTTGGGCTTTACAAGGCGAAGCGCAAAGCACTGATTCAGGGAATAACTATTTCGTTTCATTCTTTGAAGCAGCATTGCCTTTCTGGAATATGGCTATTACTCACGAAAGTGATTTAACGGCCTCTTATATAAATCATCTATTCCCTCAGAAAATTGAAATAACATCTGAGTGTGATTATGTTTTTGAAGATCAAAGATGTAATAACGGAAAAATACCTAATGCAGAAGGCAAGCCAAAAACCTGCCCATCATGCCAAGGAACCGGATTAAAAAGGGTTACTGGCCCGTTTGGAGTTTACCAAGTTTCATCTGATAAGCTACAGGGTAGCGATCTTAAAGGCATGGTTCCGGTACAATATGCTACGGTTCCGGTTGAGCCTACAAAAATGCTTGAGGTTCGTGTTGATAGACTTCATGAACGAGGCTTAGAAGCATTAAACATGGATATCGTTAACGACATTGGGGAAAATCAATCAGGAGTTGCCAAGGTTATAGATCGTGGGGAGCTATACGACTTTCTTTATAAAGTTGCATCAGTTGTATTTGATACTCACCTAACGAATATTTACTACTTCATGAACAAATACATGTTCGGAGTAGTTGATTCAAATCCAGGACGTGACATTGAAAAGAATCTACCCGAAATCAGCAAGCCGGTTAAGTTCGATATATCTTCAACGCCTGAATTGACTGCAGAATACAAGATGGCGAAAGATGCTGAGGTTAATCCGGAGTATTTAAGACAGAAACAAATTGCATTAATTTCAAAAGAGTTCGCAAACAATCCTGATTTGAAACGTAAATTGATTTTGATTGTTGAATTGGACCCACTTCCAGGGTTAACCGTGGAAGAGGCTGACCAATTGTTCACAACAGGAGTAATCAGCAAAGAAGATGCAACACTACATTTTCAAATGAGCAAGTTTATTAATCAGGCACTTATCGAAGATCCTAATTTTTACAACTTAGATCAGAAAGCAAAGCTTGATGTCTTAAACAAATACGCTTCTGATTTTGTAATAGCCAACAAACCAAAGGTTGATACTGCAGCTTTATACGCAAACAATCCTCCTGTAAATGCCAACGCCTAAAGATGTTGCCATTCAAATTGAGGCCACGATTGAAGAGGCTAATTTGCTTTTTAGTAAGATTGTTGATAACACCCAGAATTCAATCTATAATCTCGCTGTTTCAAAGCTTCGTGAATTAGATGTTGATCCGGATGGGTACGTTCGGCAAACGGCAAGCAATCGTAAGATAATACGTGGCGTTTATAAGGCTTTTGACGAAGGCTTAACAAAGGGCGGATATTATCAAGGCCTTAGTGACTTCGTTGCCACAATGAAAACATTAGACGCAATCAATGCCGGTTATTTCAGCGATTTAGGGTTAGCTGCATTCAATGATAGTTCAACTTTAATCACCTCACTTCAGAAGCAAAGTATTTCAACTGTGGAAGGACTTTTATTAAACGATGGTTTGCAGACTCAGATAAAGGAACCACTTTATAACTTATTACTTCAAAACGTAAACACCGGCGGCTCATACTCAGGTATGATAGACCAGATGCGTAACTATGTTAAAGGCACGTATGATGCTGATGGAAAGCTATTACGCTATACAAAGCAGATTACACAGGACGTATTGAACAATTATTCCAGGTCTTACCAAGCGGCTATAGGTGCTAAATTAGGATTAGAGTTCTTTCAGTATGTTGGTGGTCTTATACCGGAATCACGCGAGTTCTGCCGTGATCGTGCAGGGGACTATTTTCATTACAAAGAGATTGAAAGTTGGGCAAGTTTGGATTGGAAAGGTAAACGGTCAGACACTACAGAGAGCAGTATTTTTGTGTATGCAGGCGGACACCAATGTAAACATTTGATAATGCCAGTTAGCATTTCAGTGGTTCCTAAAGCAGCCATTCAGCGGGCTATTGATATGGGTTTTTATGTGCCGAAGATAGTTTAATTTTTGATCGTTTTCTATGCTTTATTGATTGACCACCAGATGCTAAAAGGTTATAAAATTCAATTGTCTTTCCTACCGCTTTATGATTCAGTAAACTGGCTCTGAATTCTTTCCAATCCTCATTCTTTTCAAATAATATTCGTCTCTTTTCTACCAATAAGATAGCCTTGCGATTGACTCTATTATTTTTCATTTCAAAGCATTTTCAATTTCTTCCAACTTAATATAAACCTTACCGCCTTCAATTAACCTCCTGAACTTTATCTTTTTCTTAGCCTCAAGGTTGTAAATAGTAGACCTGCATAATCCGGTCTTTTCTGTGATCTGCTTTATTGTGTAGCAACCATCAATCATACCTCACCTATATTTTTAGTGGTGATTGATTTAGCACAAAATGGGCAAAATTTTATTGGCGTTTCATTGTAACATGTTCCTTCTGGCCATGGTGAGCATTTTATTATATTAACGTTTGTATTAGTGTTATGGAAATTATCATATTCACCAAATACAATAGTCCGGTCTTTAAATGTCTCTTCCATTTCATCACAACAAAAACAAATGTCTTTAATTATTTGATGACTTGGATTTCCTTTTCCACAAGCTTTACAATTTATATCCTTATGTTCATCAAAATAGCGTTTTCCGCATGTGCACCAAAAACGTGTTTTATAGGTTAATTCCATTATAATTTACCCTCAAAATATAGTTTCAATTCTGATTCTCTAACTCCTTTGGAGGATATGCAACCATTGCACGCACATTTTGAGGCTTTACATATTCGCCTATTTTCTGTGGCTGTTTGTTCAATTATTTTCTTTGCCCATTCGTATCTAGTCATAAAATAAAAGTGCCAGCATCACACTGGCAGGTCTTTTTAGCCCGTGACTCGGGGTTAAACTTAAAATATTTCTTTCCTTTAACATCGATTCAAAACTACAACTTTGTACAGTATCAAACAAGGATAAACAGATAAAAGTAATTATGTATAATTTTTCTTGCTTTGGGAAAGTTTCTCACTTAAATTCGAAATAAAAACTATGGACGTAAGAGTCAGAAATAAAAATACTGGCGTAGAAAAAACGGTAAATGATAAGGTTGCCGATGCGCTAAAACATATATGGGTTAGAATTGGTGACGCTGAGCCGGTTGAGGAAATAAAAAAAAAGGAAGTGGAAAAAGAAAGTGTTCCGCTTGTGGACGCTGAACCTTCAGTAGTAATTGAAAACGGAGTTGAAACACAAATACAGCTTGACAATTCTATCGCTGTTTCGAATGATGTTTCAGAATATGAGGCCTTATCAGGTAAAAAACCAGATGGCCGGTGGTCACCCGCCAAACTTGCAGAAAAGATTCAGGAACTAAAAACCGCAACAAATGAAGCTTAACGAATTTCTAAAACCAATTGCGGTAGCCATGGGCATACCGCTTACTGAGGACATTACAAAACTTGATATTGAACTACCGGCCGAATTTGATATCAAGTTCAGCCAAAGTTATCTTACCCGGGACCGGGCAAAAAGTGATGACGAAATTATTACCGAAATCACAAAGAAGGCCAACAAATCAAAGTTCACTGCCATCGATGACAATATCAAAGAGTTTTTGCCATTGGTGAGCGAAGAACACAAAAAGAAGATTGAAAGTGTTTTCGATACGCCTGAAAAGATTAAGCTTCTGAAAATTGCCATGGATGAAAAGCTTAAAGATGCTAAGGGCAAGCTTACACCGGATGACATTCGCAAGGTAGAGGATGAATGGTCAGGAAAATACAAAGCTCTTCAGGACCAAGCTAAAGCCGAAAAAGAAACACTCGCGCGTCAGATGGAAGAGAAGAACTTCGATTTCTATGTGACTCAGAAGCTTGCAGGTTATAATGTAGCTAAGGAATTCCAGGCGACACGCGAATCATTGAACGCCATGGGCGTGCTTATGCTGAAGCAAAAAGGCTATAAATACGAATTTGAAAATGGCTCAATCCGTGTCATGCAGGAAAAGGACGGTGTCCCACGCGAAGTATTTGAAGGTGACAAAAAGGTTACTTTCGAATCATTGATTGACAAATTCATGGATCCATTTATTGCTAAAAGCAATGGAGGTGACGATAAAAGATTGCCGGATGTGCGTAAAAAAGTTGAAGTAGATGGCAAAGAATCTCTACATGAGCAAATGTGGAAAACTCAAGTATCACTACCATAGATTAAAATAATTCTCATTTTAAGAAAGCCTCTATTTTATGGAGGCTTTTTGTTTTTGAAATAAATTCCTATATTCGTATTGTTAATCAGTTCTGAAGTGGATTTCATCCCGCTGATTATTTATCAAAATTTCGTTTTGCCTGATTAGGAAAGCAGCGTCGAGGCGCTCAACAGTCAAACATCAATTAATCTTTTTGTTTCACTTTAAATTCTAACGTCAATGGCAAGATATGACTTTGCACAAGCATTGGCCGGACTATGTGAAAAGACTCTGCGATCCGCTGAGGACTTAGCCGGTAAAAATTACGCTTTCCTTTTAGGCCGTCAGACAGGCGCGCTTGATTTCATCCTTTCTCCCGATAATGGAGGTTTAAAGGCTGAATATGTTCAAAAACCTGGTTCAGGTGGTAAAAAAATAATTCAGACACGTCTTACTTATAAGCGTAGAGTTAAGCCCTGCGAGATTCTAACGGGTACTGTGGCGCTTGAAACTGGCATTTGCGATACAGCATATGAACCAGAAGAAAAGGAGGTAACTGTACTATTAAATGATCGGATTGCAACTAATCCAATCATGTTCACGAACGATAAAATGATGCAGATTTGTGAAAACACAGATCAGTTCATTAATGAATTCGTAATGTCAAACATTCGCGCCTTGCGTGAAAAGTTGGACGAAGTTATTCTAGCCCGTATGTCGGTAGATATTGGCTATAAGGTTCGTCAAAATGGTGGCATTGTTGCCAATGACGTTTACACCGATGTTCAGTTGCTCGGCACAATCAACGGCCAGCCTCACCCTTTAATGGGTAATTATCAGGCAAATTTGATTCAGGATTACTATAATATGCAGTTCAATGGGGTTCCGGCTATCATAGGGCAAGGTAACTTACAAACATTTTTTGCACTGGCAAATATGGCATGTTGCAATAGCTCAAATGTTTCTTACGAAGCATCGAAGGCAGCAGCAGGTGCAGCGTATTTCGTAGATCAGGCAGCAAATAACATCCTGGGGGCCAATAAATTTATTATGGCGGCTTTCGGAGCATCACATTTGCTTTGGTTCAATAAGAACAACAGCATTAACATTGATACTGCAACAAACAAACATATTGTTATTCCTGATCCAGTTTATCCACGC